GCACCTCGGCGAGGTGGGGTGGCGAGGAATTCGTAGAGCATCGACTGCGACACGTTGAACGCGCGTGCAGCCGCGGACTTGTTGTCGCCGAAATCGTCTTTCACGAGCTTCTGTGCAAGAGCTCGCACCGCGTCGTTCTGCTCGCTTGCGAGAGCTTTCGTCTTTTCGGCCATCTCGACGAGCATCCTATCACCCCCAACATATTGCTTTAGCGATAGTCATAGGAGGGCCTTGACACCCTTCGTTTTCATTGCTATCGCTATAGTGAGATGAACGGACCACAGATGTTGAGCGAATGGCGGCTTGCGAAGGAACTGTCGCAAACCGCTGCCGGAGAGCTCGTGGGCGTCAGCCAGGTGACCTGGAGCGACTGGGAGTCGGGCAAGAAGTGTCCGCACGTCGGTCAGGCCGTGAAGATTGCGAGGGTTACCGGCGTACCGTGTGCCGCCTGGGAAGCGCTTGCTGACGAGCAGCGACGCCGCTTGCAGGTGCGGCGTGAACAAGCCCGCGCGGTGGCGCACTCCGACCCGCAGGAGGCCGCGTAGATGCCGGTCGTCGAGTACGCATTCCTTCCGGGAGGCTCCCGCCGTCGATCCATGACCATCGATGGCATCACCGTCATGATAGAGCCGCACGTGGACGACGTTGCGGCCCGTCGACTCGCTGAGGAACTCCACGGCTACCGGGCGGCCGTTACCGAGATGGCAGCGGAACTGGCCGACCTTCGCAGGCGCGTCCCGCCAGCCCGCAGGAACCGCCTCTTCGGCGCGGCCACTGTCCGCTTTCTCAACGGCAAGGTCTTCCTCCTCAACAAACGGGAGGGAAAGACGAGCGAGGGGTTCGGTGAATTCGGGTTTGAGTTCGACGGGTGGGACTCGTTGTTCCGTGCGTGGGACGTGGTTGTCACCGATCACGGGCAGGACAAGCACGGGTGCTGGTGGGAAGTGCAGAACGCGGTGGGGGTCTGAATGCTCCGCCTCCGTCTCATGGACCGAGACTACCACCACCCGGTGCACCTCGACGCTCGAGGCGACTGGTACCGCCTCGTGGGGCGCTTGTTCTGGCTCGGGAGGAGAGCGTAGATGCGCGAGAGATGTGGATTCCACTTCGACCACGACCCGACCACCGAAGAGCCGCGTGGGAAGCAGTGCGAAGCCGCGGCAACGCATATCATCACGTGGGTAGATGGCAGAACGTCGATCGCATGCCCGATGCATGGTGTCGATGCGCTGGACTCCGATGCACGCAAACTTGTTGGCGTCGTGGAGACGATGCCATTGCCCGACCCGCCGGAGGGCAAGTAGATGTCGGATTGGGATGTCCACGTGAGCGAGTGCGTGCCGACCGCTCGGGTCTACCGCCGAGAAGATGGCAAGCCGACCCGCTATCCCATCGAGGTCACGATGCCTGGGTCCGCGCATCTGATCACGCTGGACGCCGCGGACAAGCTGTTGCGGGACCTCACAGGCGCGTGCAGGGAAGCGCACCTTGAGAACGTGAGGCGCGCATTCGGCCCGCCCTGACCTTCCCAGCGTCCGTACCAGCCCCGCAGCCACCAGGCCCGGGGCTTTCGAGGTGCCGGCCACACGGCCGATGAGATCAACCGCGGAACAACGATGCCATCCACAATCTACCAGATCGGAGGTGACCCGTGTCGCACAGCACAGCCCGCGACGCGTGTAGACTGTAGTTCGGTCGTGAGTCGTCCCGCGGACGGGCGGGGACGTCGGATGGCGCCGTCCTCCCATCTGACACGAAACTGCGAACGCCGGCAGAGCGAGAGCATGCGAGGCGTGACAGCCGGAGAGACGGCGCACATCCTCCCCACTGGACAGCGCAGTGCGCTCGGTGGCCGACGAGTCGGATCGTCGCGTGGAGGTTCGATTCCTCCGGAGGGTACAAGCCCAGACGGGCAAGCCCACACGGGCGAGGTGATGCTGGCGGACCGACGCGCCAGCCTGACCAGGCAGACACACGGCGTTGACGGCGTTCAGCGTCGAAGCACCCGCGGCCCGGGATCGCCGCGGTGTGCGCCTATCAACAGGGCAATGACCATGTATCGACCAAAGCGACGCCTCTCCTTGCCCGAGTATGCCAAGGAGCAAGGGCGCCTCTCCGACTACGAGGCATTCGTGGCCGAAGTGCGAAAGGCCCACGAGGACGGTCGACTCCGGCTGGTGCAACTCCAGGACTTCTCTGGGATTCAACTCCCCGGGGTTGAGGTCTGAATGTTTCGCAGTCGGCATCCAGCAACGGACATGCGAGTGCTGTCCTACAGGCAGACCGTCCGGTTCTGGGTGGACCAGATGTGGGAGCCCGAGTTGCGGGAGATGTATCCCCACACGGTGTTCGGCTGGCTCTGCTGGATGTCGCCCTTCGAGTACGCGGCCACGAGGCCGCTTGTGGGGCGGGAGAACTGAAGGAGGAGAACGATGGGACAGATGACGTTGGCGTTGTTGGTTGGGGTTGAGTACGCGGACGATGATGCCGTGTGGGAGAAGATGGAGGATCTCTCTGAAGCGTGGCGCGAGACGGGTAAGAACCGAGGATGGGGCGAGGCCGAGTGCGTCGAGTTCCCGTCCGAGGCCGGCCGCTTTCTGATCGGGTTCTACGCGGCTGTAGGGGCAAGCGGTCGCAACGGGTGTCCGGACTTCCTCGAGACGGCCACGCCGCTCGATGATCTCGAATCGTCGGAGCCGTTCAAGTCGAGCATCATGCGTGCCCGCAAGACCTGGGGGAAGTTCGCCAAGTTCGCATCGGAGCGAGGCTTCGACTTCGGACCAGCGAGGCTCTGGATCACGCCGACCGAGGTTGCCTGACAAAACGAATGTGCCCGGCTGGTACCCGGGCACACACGGAGGTTGATTGCAATGCAGAACGTAGCAACGATTCGGGATGAGTGCAACGCCAACCATGCTGGGAAGGATACGACCCAGGTGCCAGGCCCGTCAGTGGCCAAGCCCAGGCGGGCCGCTGACTACACGGTAGCCCAGTGCAAGAGCGTTGCGTCGCGGGCGTTTGCGATCGCCTTGGGCGCAGCTGGAATGAGTCAGCGAGCTGCTGCTGACGCTGCTGGCGTGTCGCGCAACCTCGCCACTTGGTGGGGCGATGCCGACCACCCGCGCACCGTGCCGCTCGGGCGACTGCTCGCCATGGCCGAGTCCAGCCGTAGGGGACGTGACGTTGCCTTGGCAACGCTGACAGCGGCGCTCTCCCACGTCCAGCACGCCACGCACATCACGGACAGGTCTCGGACGTTGCGCGATCTGATGGACGACCTGCACGCGGAGGTTGGAGATGTTGCCGCCGAGTGGCGCGCTGCCATGTTCGACGGCACCATCGACGCCGAGGAGCGCAAGTCGCTATCCGAGAAGCTGGCGGACGTCGAAATGGTGCTCGCGTCGCTTCGCCACGAGCTTGCCATGGAGGAAGGCTGATGGTGCATGGGTGCGCAAAGCGTGTTGGATGGACGCCCGAATATAAGACGTGGTGCAACATGCTTTCAAGGTGCCACACGCCAGCAAATCCGATGTTCCGCTCGTACGGAGCCAGAGGAATCCGGGTTTGTGAAAGGTGGCATAGCTACCCGAACTTCCTTGCCGATATGGGGCCAAGACCAAGTCGCGATTATTCAATCGATAGGATCGACAACGACGGCAATTACGAACCGTCCAACTGCCGTTGGCTGGACAATCGACTTCAGAACCGCAACAAACGCGACAACGTGATCGTTTGCGTCCAAGGCAAGTCGTTCTCACTGATGGATCTGGTGGAACGGTTTGGCCTGTCTCACACGTGCGTGCGCACCAGACTGAAGCGTGGCTGGGCACCCGAGGACGCGCTGTGCAAACGGCCACTGCGTGTCCATCCCGCAGGAAGCAGAGAGGAATCCGACCGCGCTCTTCTTCTGGTGAAACAGTGGATAGCAAGCGGGTGCCCAGAGCATGAGGCGACCAACCTCGTAGGAGGTCAGTGATGTACATCATCGTCCACGAAGGCCGACGCCTGGCGATCTGCGGCGCGGACCGATTCGATCGGCTCAAGGACTCGCCCATCGGTGCCGAGCTCATCCGCGTTCGTGACGGCAAGCTCGTCGCAACCAGCGACACCTACAACCCGTTCAACATGGCGCTGGCGTCGCTGCCGGCTGGCCGTGCGCGAACGCGTCCGCTGCTGAGGATTACAGCGCAACCCACGACGGAAGCGTGATTGGAGGATCGAGATGCCTGACAACGGAACATGGGACTTCGGAGTTCTGCTCGCGAGCATCGCGGACGGCGAGCTCCGCGACGAGGTGAGCGACGAGCTTCGAGAGCTTATCGAGAAGCTGCACGAGCGGGCGACTGCGAGCGCACGAACGGTCAAAGGCACGCTGACAATCTCGCTGGACGTGTCGATGGCGTCGAATGGGATGGCGACGTTTGCCCCCAACGTGACCGGCAAGCTACCGCGCAAGGTGCGCAAGGACACGCCTTTCTGGCTCGGCAAACACGGGCTGACTCAGGACAACCCGAAGCAGCAGAAGCTGTTCCGGGAGGTCAAGGAAGTCGGCGGGACGAGAACTATCAAGGAGCCCGGCGCGCGGGCGGAAGGTGGTGAATGATGGAAGAGAATAGCGGTAACGCACAGGCAATCATCGAAGCCGTGGAGCGGCTGAGCGCACCGAAGCCATTCTACGACGACGCAGGCGTGGCGAAGCTCGTGGTCCCGAAGGGCATGGTGGTCGTCGACATCCAGGCCGATCTGGACAAGAGGGCTGACGCCCCCCGGCGAGCCGCGGGCGACGTGCGAGTCAATACCCTCGAGGCCTTCATCGCGCTCACCAACAGGCACTGCTCTCCGGACACTGTCGTCTACGTGGACGACGGTCCGCAGCCCAAGCTCGTCGCCGTGCTCAACGACCACGGCGGGGGAGCGGAGCCCGGCTGGCGTGACCACCGCGTCATCTACCTTCCCGCCCTGAGCGAGGAGTGGAAGGCGTGGGCAGCGAACGATGGCAAGCCTCTCGCGCAGGTCGCCTTTGCCGAACTGCTCGAGGACCGATGCCTCGACGTCATCACCCCGGCGAGCGCTGGACCGAAGACTCAGGGCATCATCGAGCAGCTCGGCGTGAAGGCGGCGATGCCAGCGGAGCTCCAGGGTCTCGCCAAGGGACTGTCGATCAAGGTCGCCCAGCACGTGAAGGAGGTCAGGCGGCTCGACACCGGGGAAGCGCAGATCATGTACTCGGAGCAGCACAATGGAGAGGACGGCAAGCCGCTTTCGATTCACAACGCCTTCGTCATCGCCATCCCGGTGTTCCTCGGCGGCGACGCATACACCCACGTCGTTCGCCTCCGATACCGGGCGCGCGAGGGGCGCATCACCTGGTCGTACAACGTGGTCCATGCCGACCAGGCGAAGCGGGACGCGGTGCTCGACATGATGACGACGGTTCGCGAGAAGCTGCCCGAGGCGCTGGTCATCGAGGGCACGCCCTGAAGGGCGACTCGCGCGTCTGAGCCTCACTCGCCCGGTTGGCAACCGGGGACGCGCCCAAGGAGATGTACATGTGCAAAGCGATCGTGATTGCGAATGAACACAACTCGACCCGTCGCATGCTGGAGAAGCCGCTTGCGAGTGCTGGAGTCGAGGTAGTTGCGTGGGTGTCCTTCAAAGACCTGCATCAGGCGGACCCCGGCGTCGCGGAGCTTGTCATCTACAACCAGGCCGGACTCCCGGGGAAGCGCAACGACGTCTCTGCACGGGTTCGAGCGTGGGGGCTCCCGCTGGTGGCCGTCACGGCGTATCGCAAGGGATCGCCTGATATGGCCGAGCTTTTCCGCTGGCAGGGGGCGAGGCAGGAGAGGAAGGCGCCGAAGTCTGAGCCTAAATCGGAAGCCTCTAGCACTCCCCATGATCCGAAGGGTCCGCCTTGCGTCGTTTGTGGGAAGCCTGTGCGCAGGAAGGTAAGCGGTCGCAACGGCGCTGGGTGGGCGAAGACGTGCGGGTCAATTGCCTGTTTGCGAGAGGCAAGAACGCGTGGCGCACGCAAGGCCACGGCGACATTCTGCCGCAATCGGAAGGCTGAGAAGTCAACAATCTCCGCAGAGCCAACGACACCCATCCAGCCTACTGCGTCCACGATTGAACCCTCCGAGGTCAACCACCGGTCCGAGGCGATCGAGTTGGTCAAGGTGCCGTTCGACGGTGGGCACATCGACGCCGTTCAGAACGAGCGGGGTATCTGGGCTGGCATCCGCCGCATGTGCGAGGACATTGGGGTGGACGTCGAAGGGCAGCGAAAAAAGCTCAAGGATGCCCATTGGGCACGCACGGACATCATCTCCGCGCGTGACTCACTAGGCAGAATCCAGCAGATCGACATGCTCAACGCAGCGGACATCGCCAAGTGGCTCTCGGAGATCAACCCGAACAAGGTGGCGCCGCACATCAAGGCGAAGCTCGAAGTTTACCAGGTCAAGGCTCGCGATGTCCTCGCCTCGCACTTCACACCGCGTGCGGCGGAAGCGGCGGGCATTGACACCGAAGCAGTGCTCATGGCGGCGCTGCAACACGCGCGGGACATCAAGTCACTCAAGGCGAAGCAAGAGGAACTGGCACGTAGCGTGGAGGAGTTGCAGGAGTCGGCAACGAGACCAGCCCAGGTCATTGACGAAGATGCGCTCGCGGACAAGGCGGCAGAGAAGGCAACAAGCAAGCTCGCTGCAACGTGGACGACGCGGCCAAGCCCGCAAAGGCTGCCCAAGGATCCCGGCCCAACGCTTCCGATGATGCCAGAGAAAGAGATCGGAAGCTCCTCATCCATTCTGTGCAAGATGCGCTCCGTGGCCGAACGCATCATTCAGGAGATGCGCACGGACGCTCCTCGCGACTACGTGACAAATCGGCTCAACAACCACATGCGCATCGTCGCGACGGTCACATACAAGAGGAAGGATCTGACACGCGGTTCACTTGGCACACTGCCTGAGCCGTCGCTTCCTCATTTGCTGGACGCGCTCGACAGCTTTGAAGTGATCAACCCAACCAAGCGAGACATCCGAAGCATGGCCACCGTCAAGGGCTGGTTGGTCAAATGAACCTCGCAAGTCCGCACACCGCGCCCAAGGAGAACGAGGAACCGATGGACCACGACGTGAACATCCGAGGCGACTGGATGCAGACCTACACGGGGCGCGTGTTCTGGCCGCTCGATCCGCGTGCTGAGGACGTCGACATCATCGACATCGCCCACGCGTTGTCCAACCTGTGCAGGTACGGGGGCCACTCGCAGGTATTTTACTCTGTGGCTCATCACAGCGTGCTCGTGAGCCAGATCGTGCCCCGCGAGGATGCCCTCTGGGGGCTCATGCACGACGCTGGCGAAGCGTACGTCATCGACCTCATCCGGCCAATCAAGCACTCGGCGGGGGCCGCGTGGTACCGTGAGGCTGAGTCGCGCGTCATGGCTGCTGTCTGCGAGCGGTTCGGGCTGCCCAAGGAGCAGCCGCCGTCGGTGGACGAGGCGGACCTGGTGATGCTCGCAACCGAGCGCCGGGATCTGATGGCGCCTCCTCCGCGGCCGTGGCGTCGTGACGGAACGCCCCTGGCTGAACGCATCCATCCTTGGACACCGCAGCGTGCTGAGATGGAGTTCTTGCACCGGGCGGCAGAGCTGGGGCTGGACGCGAGTTGGCCGCGGCTTGATCAAGCGATGGAGGCACATATCTGATGGGTGCCGAATGCCTCATAGACCTTGTCCGTGATCGCAGGAAGGAGCTCGGGTGCGATGACTGACGAGACGGCCAAGGAGCTCGTGACAGAGCTGCGGGAGCTAACTGGGTTGCTGCGCACCATGATCGCGATGCAAGGCGAACAGCGGCGCAGGCGCCCTGCGAAGGTCATTGAGCCCAACCGGGCAGTTTCGGATTCCGAGCGGGTTGAGGCGAGGCGAAGGATTCGAAAGGCAGGCGGATGGTGAACAGACGAAAGAAGGGGACTGGAACCATCGAGGCGCGCGGAGAGAGGCACTCGATCCGTCTGACGATCCCGGGGAAAGGGCGCAGGCGGTTTGGGACGGCCCCCACGGCCGAGGCCGCCGACGCAATCGGGGAGGCCATTCGTTCCGAGGTCATTCGCGAACAGCCCGATCTTTCAGGGGCAGTGTCGTTGTCCTCGTACGGAGATGTCATGCTTGGCAAGCGAGAGTCCCAGGGGAAGCGTAACGTCGATTCGGAGCGATCGAAGTGGAAGGTGCACATCCAGAACACGCTCATCGGTGACACCCCGGTGGACATGGTGACGCCGAGGATGGTGCGAGAACTGCGCGACCGACTCGCTGCCACCGATGCGGCCCCAGGATGGAAGTGCTCCAAGCCCACCGGGCGCAAGTTGTCGCGATCGAGCGTCACCCAAGTGCTGACTCTCGTTCGGCTCGTGCTTGCCGACGCCAAGGAACTCGGGCTAGTCGACATCAACGCAGCCGACGGCGTCCAGGCGGCCAAGCAACGCCGCATTGACGACGCGTGGACGTACTTGACCCTGGACGAGCAGCGACGCCTCCTTGACGCCGTAGCAATCTCCAGTCCGGTTGAATGGCCTATTGTCGCTGTCGCCATGTACACGGGCATCCGTGAGGGCGAACAGTGGGCCTTGCGGCTAGTCGACTGCCTCGATGACCGTTTCGTGGTGCGCTTCGGTGGCCACGAAGACATGCCAACCAAGAGTGGCAAGCCTCGCACCGTCCCGCTCATCAACGCAGCACAGAAGGCGATGCGTCAGTGGCGCGAAACCGGGTACCGAGGCAAGGGATTCGCTACTGGCCTGGCGTTCCCGACCGTGCGCGGCAAGCGTCGTCCCGCGCTTCCAACCGGTGTCCCAAAGCCTCCTCGTCGATGGAGTGAGTGGCTGAAGGCCGCTGGTATCGACCGGCGCGTGCGGTGGCATGACCTTCGTCACACCTGCGCCACGTCGCTCCTGTGTGGACTGTGGGGACCGGCCTGGACCATGGCCGAGGTCGCGGCACTACTCGGGCACTCGACCACATACGTGACGGCCATGTACGCACACGTTGTCGATGACCTCGCCGTCCGAGCTGTGCGGGTTCACAACACCGAGGTACGTCCCACATACGTCCCACGGTTGAGCGAAAACACTGCGCCCCCGACAAGAGTCGAACTTGTGGCCAACGGTTTAGGAACCCTATTCCACTGCGTTGAGATCACAGACGAATCCGGTGAGACACGCCCCGTTTGGGTCGTATCGGAACAGAACGACCCCACCGACCTTGAACTTCACGCCTCGTGGACGCCATGGGATCACGTTCCACAACTCGTCGGCGACCCGCGGGACATGTCGGAGCAGCTCAGGGTGGCGGAGGGGTGGGCGTGATGCGGGCTCCCACCATTCGAGCCTTCCACGCGCTTCCTGGGGAGCTGGTGGTCGATAACTTCGCGGGCGGCGGCGGGGCGTCCACAGGCATCGAGGCCGCGCTCGGTCGTCCGGTCGACATCGCGATCAACCACAGCCCAGAAGCGATCGCGATGCACCGCGCGAACCACCCGGAGACGCGACACTACTGCGAGAACATCTGGGAGGTCGACCCGCGCGAGGCGTGCGGATCCCGCCCGGTCGGGCTCGCGTGGTTCAGCCCCGACTGTACCCACTTCTCGCGCGCGAAAGGCACGCAGCCGGTCAAGAAGTCGATCCGTGGACTGGCCTGGGTCGTCATTCGGTGGGCGTCCACCGTGCGACCTCGCGTAATCGTCCTCGAGAACGTCGAGGAGTTCCAGACCTGGGGCCCGGTGGTTGGCGGCCGGCCGGACCCGGGGAAGGTCGGGAAGACGTTCCGGGCGTGGCTCTCGAAGCTCAAGAGCCTGGGCTACGAGGTCGAATTCAAGTCGATGGTGGCGGCGGACTACGGCACGCCGACGACCCGCCGGCGGTTGTTCCTGGTCGCACGTCGGGACGGCGGCGACATCATTTGGCCTGAGCCGACGCACGGCAAGGGACGAACACCGTGGCGCCCGGCGTCCGACATCATCGACTGGTCGCTGCCGTGTCCTAGCATCTTCGAGCGCCGGCGGCCGCTTGCTGAGGCGACGATGCGACGGATTGCAGCGGGCATCCGGCGGTACGTCATCGACGCCGCGGAGCCATTCATCGTCAGCCACTACGGGCAGTCCGTTGGACGCAGCGTTCGCTACCCGCTTCCCACGGTGACGGCTCGTGGAGGTGGGCACCACGGTCTCGTGACCCCGTTCCTCGTCCGCCATGGGCACTACTCGACGAAGACAGGGGCCGGGCTGCGAGAAGGCTGCGGCGCCGGAACGTTCCGCGGTCAGTCGCTCGAAGCCCCGCTCGGCACGGTGTGCGCCACCAACGACAAGCACCTCGTGATGCCGATCATCACCAAGCATTACGGTGGAATGGTCGGCCACCCCGTCGACCGCACGCTCGGCACTGTCACGGCCAAGGACCACCACGCGCTAACGAGCGCCTTCCTCACGAAGTTCTACGGCACTTCCACGGGCTCGAGCTGCTCGTCGCCGGTTCCCACCATCACCGCTGGCGGCGGGAAGGGGGGCGGGCACCTTGGCGAGGTTCGCGCGTTCTTGATGAAGTACCACGGTGGGGAGCGTCAGCGAGTCCTTCCTCTCGATGCGCCGATGCGGACCGTGGACACCGCGAATCGGTTTGGTCTCGTGCTGGTGGCTGGCGAGGCCTACCAGATCGTCGACATCGGCATGCGGATGCTCCAGCCCCACGAGCTGTTCGCCGCGCAGGGGTTCCCGACCGACTACGAGGTAGCGCCGGAGTTCAACGGCAAGCCGCTGACGAAGACAGCGCAGATCGCGCTGGCCGGAAACTCGGTTTGTCCCCAGGTCGCGGAGGCGGTTGTTGCCGCCAACGTACTCGGACGAGCGCGGGAGATGAGCGCATGATTCATCACGGCGACAACCTCGACATCATGCGTCGACTCGCCGCCGAGACGGTCACGCTCGCGTATCTCGATCCGCCGTACAACACTGGCCGGGTCTACGAGACGCGAGAGGGCGTGCGAGCCTTCGACGATCGGTGGGCGTGCATCCAGGACCACATCGCTCATCTGCGTCCTCGCCTCGAGGCCGTTCGCGAGCTGCTCGCCCCCCACGGGTGCTGCGTGGTCCACGTCGACTGGCACGCTGCGGGGTACGTCCGGGTGCTCGGCGACGAGGTGTTCGGCCCCGACTGCTTCGCGAGCGAGATCGTTTGGCGGTATCGGCGCTGGCCCGCGAGGACTCGGAACTTCCAACGTGTGCACGACACGCTGTTCCGGTGGGTGCGAGACCCCGAGAGTGACCACCGTTGGAATCAGCTCTACGAGCCGCTGGCGGCGTCCACGGTCAAGCACTGGGGAACCGGTCGGCAGCTCGCAGAAGTTGACGAGAGCGGACGTCGGCGGCGGAGCACAACCACCTCGGAGCCATCCCCCGGAGTCCCGCTTGGCGACGTCTGGGAGATACCCATCGTCGCCCCGCGTGCTCTTGAGCGGACGGGGTATCCGACCCAAAAGCCCGAGGCGCTCCTCGAACGACTCATCACAGCATGCACCAACGAGGGCGACCTGGTGCTGGATCCGTACATGGGGAGCGGGACGAGCATCGCGGTTGCTCACCGGCTTGGACGTCCAGCGATCGGCATCGACTCGAGCGAAGAGGCGGTGCGGATTGCCACGTCCAGGATTGGAATTGAGGAGGCATCATGAGTTCAACAGGTCGTTCGCTCGTTCGCAACGGGCTTGACCAGTACGATACGCCGGCGTGGTGCACGGAACTGATTCTGCCGCACGTTGTCGACGACGCCACCCAATACGTCCTCGACCCTTGCGCTGGAGTCGGCGCAATCCTCGATGTCGCGAAGCGGACCCGGCCAGGCATTGCGACGGTCGGATTCGAAATCGATTCCGAGCGTTCGGCGGAGTGTGTTCGACGGGGCCATGGATGCAGCCACGCTGACGCGCTCTCGACGCTCGTGGGCTGGTCGATGGAGCCCGGCACCGTAGTCGTCACCAATCCGCCGTACGGTATCGCTGAGGAGATGTTGCGCCGGTGCCTGTCCGAGGTAAACACGGTCGCCGCGCTGCTCCGTCTCGCGTTTGTGGCTGGGCAGAAGCGAGCCGCATTTTGGCGGGAGTACCCGGCGGACGTTTTCGTGCTGCCGAAGCGGCCTTCATTCACTGGCAATGGCACGGACTCGTGCGACTACGCCTGGTTCGTGTTTGGGGAGGGTCGCGGGGGACGGTGGAGCCGGTTGGAGGTGAGTCGTGGGTGACAAGACCAAGATCGCGTGGACCGATGCCACGTGGAATACCGTGGTTGGTTGCTCAAAGGCGTCGCCGGGGTGTGCCAATTGCTACGCCGAAAAGCTTCTGTCGACGCGAATGAAACACCTTCCCGTGTACGGAGACGTGACAAGCGGGGGCAAGTGGACGGGGCAAACCGGGCTGCTTCCGCATCGACTGGACCAGCCGTTGCGGTGGAAGCGACCGAGAAAGATCTTCGTCAATGACCTCGGCGACACGTTCCACCCGACGGTCCCCTTCGAGTTCATCGCCGCGATCTTCGGCGTTGCGGTGGCTTGCCCTCAGCACACGTTCCAGATCCTGACCAAACGACCGGGTAGGATGCTGGAGTTTTTCGAGTGGCTGTCGAAGCGAGGCCCGACTGCCACGCCCCTCCTCAACGTCTGGTTGGGAGTCACCGCGGAGGACCAACAGCGCGCCAACGAGCGGCTCCCACTGCTACTCAAGTGCCCGGCGGCGGTGAGGTTCGTGAGTGCTGAGCCGTTGCTGGAGGCGGTGGACTTCAGGCGGTGGCTTGATGACCCGTGCGACTGCGGCGTGCCAGCGATGGAAGGGGCAGGCCAACACAGCTCGGCTTGCCAAACTTTCAAGGTGCCATGGGGACTGGATTGGGTCATCGTCGGAGGCGAGTCCGGCCCCAACGCTAGGCCGTGCAACGTGGAGTGGATCCGCTCGATTCGCGACCAGTGCTCCACGTCCTGGACCGCTTACTTCGTGAAGCAGCTCGGGGCCAACGCCATTATCGACGAGCAGATAACCGTCGACGAGTGGAGGTATGGCGCCCCGTATGTGACCAGCGACCGACACGGAGCCGACCCCGACGAATGGCCCGAGGACCTTCGCGTGCGGGAGTGGCCGCAGCTGGACGGACGCGTGTGGTCCGAAGTGCCGGAGGTTGGGTAAATGAGCTTGCGCTATGCCTCAACGTGCAGCACATTACGAAAGCGACCCCGCGTGGCTGGAACCACCGGGGCCATGGCTCACGAGAGGTTAGGTCTCATGAACACGGGTAACGTATCTCCCGCGTCGCACGTCGTCAAGAGAACGCACGGTCAGTATCCGACGCGAGGCATCCCCACCGAATACAACGGAATCAATTTCCGCTCCAGGCTCGAAGCCACTTGGGCTCGATTCTTCGACCTGTGCAAGTGGAATTGGGAATACGAGCCGTTTGACCTGGACGGCTACATTCCTGACTTCGCACTTCTCGGGCACACCACGATCCTTGTCGACGTAAAGCCGGTGCTGGACGTTTCCGCGCTTCGGCAGCGTGCGGTTGAACTCGAAGCGTACGCCGCTGGGATGGAGTTCGAGCTGCTCGTTCTTGGCGCCACCCTCATCGACTCCACCGTAATGCACGGCAAGGCGATCGGCCTGCTGGGCTCTCCGGTCGGCCCCGATGGGGAGCACGTCTACGACGTTGCGTCGCTGTTTGCATGCCGCGAATGCGGAGAGCGTTCGTTCTTTCACGACAGTCTTTCGTGGGCGTCGAGGATGTGCGACCACTACGACGGAAAGCGCTTCGTAGGCGACTTCGACGACGCGGATGACGTGTGGGCCCAGGCGAAGAATGGGGCGCAGTGGAAGGCCGTCAAGCCGGCGCAGTGGCTACGCAACGAGGGTATGTGTCCATGAGCTGGTTTCGACTGGACGACAACGGCTATGACCATGACAAGGTGCTTGCAGCAGGCGACCGGGCATACGGGGTTTGGTGTCGTGCTGGGCAGTTTTCGTCGAACAAGATGACGGACGGATTCGTGTCCAAATCCGCTGCTCGCAGACTGTGCGGCGATGTTCGGGTTTGGAAACGCCTTGTCGACGTCGGCTTGCTGGACCATGCGGATGGCGGGTATCAGATTCACGACTTCCTTGTTTACAACCCAAGTCGGAAAGCCGTTGAAGACAAGAGCAACGCGAGACGAGAGGCAGGACGGAAAGGCGGCGAGGCGAAAGCTCAAAAGGATCGCGAGAGAACTGCGAAAGAACCAGGAGAGAACTGCGAAAGAACTGCGAAAGAACTGCGAACGGATTTGTATCGGATTGGGAACGAACCGCGAACGGATGAATCCGAGAACAACGGTCAAGTATGCGAAAACACTAACCATGACTGTGGCAACGACCATGGCGATTGCCGTAGCACGATTCTGCCCCGTCCCGTCCCGTCCCGTCCCTTAACAGATCCCCCTATAGTCCCCCAGGGAACACCTGTTGCAAAACCCGACATCCAGCCATCGCTGATACCGTCAACCAAGCCGACCGAGCAAAAGGCATCGGACGCTCAGACGGTGTTCAACCACTGGCAGACCGAGCTGATGCCGAAGGCGAAGCAGACCGATAGGCGGATTGCTCGAATCAACGCCAGGCTCGCGGAAGGCTTCACCGTCGAGGAGTTGGTGAAAGCCATCGACGGGGCGAAGAAGGACGACTTCCTGATGGGCCGGGACCCGAAGTCGCGCCCAGGAGGCTGGCGGGATATCGACACGGTGCTGCGCGACGCTGGGCAGGTTGAGCGGCTGTCCGCCCTCGCCGAGGAGTCCGATTCGGAGTCTGAGTCCTGGGAGCCGTGGTCCGAGCCGACGTCGGATCCGAGACACGCCGAACGGGACACGGGCATTCCGATGCCGGAAGAACTCAAGACCGCGCTCGCCGCGTTTGCGGGCAAGAGGGTGTGATGTTGGGCGATGATCACAAGCGCGAAGTCGCAGATGACTGGGCCAAGCTTGGAACGTTCAGCGCGTGCGAACGCCTCGGGGTGCGAGCTCGTCGCGAAGGTCGCAACGCGCTCATCCAGTGCCTGTGGCACGCGGACAAGTCGCCGTCGTGCTCGGTGACCATCGGTCGCGAGGGGACGCTGCGGTTCCACTGCTTCAGCTGCGATCAAACGTGGGACGTGTTTGCCGCTGTAGCTCAGTGCGCCGGACTCGACGTGATGAGTGACTTCCCGAGGGTGCTTGTTCGGGCCGCGGAGCTCGTGGGGCGGTGGGACGTTGTCGACGCCATCGAAGGCCGGGAGACGCGGCGTGCGGCAGAGCCCATGCCGAAACGCGAGAATCCAGAGCCAGAACCCGAGCGCGACTACCCTCCAAAGGTCGAGGTGCTTGATCTGCTGACCGCGTGTCGTCGGGTGGACGAGGATCGTGGCGTGTGGGACTGGCTCGTTGGCCGAGGTCTCGACCCGATGGACGTGTCGGTTCGGGGGCTGGCCTACGCGTTGCCACCGTCGCTCGAATCCTTGCCGGCGTGGGCTCGGTATCGACGCCAGTCATGGGTCGATACAGGTCACCGGCTCATCGTGCCGCTCTACGACGACACGGGGGCCGTGCGCAGCGTGCGAGCAGGCCGCATCGTCGATGGCGACTCACCGAAGCGACTGCCGCCGTCCGGGCATCGCGTGTCCGGCCTGGTGATGCTCGACACGCTCAGTCGGATGGTGGTCAAGGCTGGTTGGCCTGTGAGGAATCCGAACCCGCCTCGCTTCGTGGTCGTCGAGGGCGAGCCGGACTTTCTGACGATGGCGAGCGACGTGCCGGTAAACCAAGGCCCGCCGTCGTACGGCGTGATTGGCGTCTACGCTGGCTCATGGTGCGATGCGATTGCAGCTCGAATCCCCGACGGCTCGGATGTCGCTGTGTGGACGCACGCGGACGCAGCTGGCGACAAGTACGCTGCGCGTATCAAAGACTCGCTCGCATCCCGGTGCTCGGTGCTCCGGAGGAAGGTGGCGGCATGACGCGCGACATCAACGACGTGAAGCGCGAGACGGGCAAGACGCCGGACCCGTTCGATCCGAGGTTCGCCGACGACGCCACAGTTGTGGAGCCTGGCAACGTGGTTCCGATCCGGCCGGACGCCGAAGTCGACGACGGATCACTGCCAATGAAGCCAGTGCTCAACTCAGCGTTCAAGGGGATGCAGGAGCGGCTTGCTCGAGGCGGTGGCCTCGCAGGAGAAGCGGTCGGACTCACACGCATCGACGACGCGCTTGACGGGTGGCAGCGGGGCCGGTTCTACGTCATCGGCGGTCGCACCGGTATGGGCAAGTCGATCGTTGGGCTCAATGTCGCCAACCGGGCCGCCGAAAAGGGCCTTGGCGTCGACTTCATTTCGCTCGAGATGCCTGTCGAGGAGCAAGCTGTCCGGGCGCTGCTGTGTCAGTCCAAGGTGCCTGCGTTCCGATTGAAGAACAACACGGTTGAGGCCAGACACTGGTCCGCAATGACCACGTCGATCAACGACATGATCAAGTGGCCGTGGGCGTGGAACGACAAGCCAGGCGTGACCGTCGAGCAGATCGAAAAGCAGATCCGTCGATGCAAGGCAAAGATGGCCGAGGAAGGCCAGTCGCTGTTCATGGTGGTGGTGGACCACATCCAGAAGATCCGTGGCAGCAAGGGCAAGGACCGGCGGACGGAGATGGTCCACATCACCGACATGCTCAAGAACATCGCAAAGAGCGAGAACGTCTGCGTCGTCGGGCTGGCACAGGTCAACCGAGGAACGGAGACGCGGGGGCAGAAGGACCGGCGCCCCCGCGTATCGGAGCTTCAGGAATCGGGTAGCATCGAACAGGAGGCCGACGCGATCATGTTGCTCTATCGCGAGGACTACTACCGCAAAGAGCGAGACGACTACGACAATATTCTAGAAGTCTCGATGCCGAAGATCCGTGGCGGAGAACCGACGTTCGCAAAGCTCCGATTCACCGGTGAGTGCTATCGGATTGACAATCTAGCATCCGGGGAGTCGGAGTCATGAAAGCCCAACGCACCCTTCCAGGCTTCCGCTCCGCCAAGCGCGAACACCTGCACGTCCAGGCGCTCCGCGATGGCGAAGCGCTGGTGGCGGTCATTCCTGGGATCAAGCTCGTTCCCGGGGACAACGCCCGCGAGCACTGGGCCACGCGAGCGCGGCGCGCGAAGAATCACCGATCGGCTGCGGAGATGGTTCTACGTGCGAAGTTCGGGCGCGCCCCCGAGCTCCCCCTCGTCGTGACCATCACGAGGGTGGGCCGTGGGCACCTGGACTCCGACAACCTCGCCGGGAGCGCGAAACACATCCGAGATGGAATCGCGGATTGGGTGGGAGTCGACGACGGGGACGACGGATACGCGTGGAGATACGAACAATCGCGTGGCGATCCCGCAGTGGTGATTCGAATCGAGAAAGGGGAAGCGTGATGCGAGCATTGACGATATGGCGCAACTGCGAGGGTGAAACGTGTGGGAACTGCGACGATGTCCGCCGGGTCGTTTGCGACGACCTCCAAGTTCGGCCGGCTTGCAGGCAATTCGGTCCCATCTTGGAAGGCGCCCCAGTGCGGCGCTGCCAAGCCTGCCTCGACGCCGAGAGCAAGGCGCTCGCGGTGGCAGGTGTGGCCCGCGCCGAGCTGCCGACGATGCCGGGCACGCGCATCGCGCCTCCGAAACGCGACTCGTCGGGCGGGCACACCGTCTTTTCGGGGCGAAGATACGGCAAGACGCTCGACAGCCTAATGGCCCGCATCGTCGAACTCGAAGCCGAGCGCGATGCTTTGCTGGCATCGGAGGGAGGCTCCGATGGCAAGTAGCGAATACTGGATGATCAAGCGTGGGGACGAATACCTCGGAGTGTTCGGGTTTGCGCCGGAGAAGCTCCAAGCATGTCGGTACAGCCGAAAGGCAATCGCGATCCACGACATGCGCCGCGCTGGTGGCCGCCTCGTCCACGTCCGCATCCGTCCCAAGTCCGAACGGCTCTACCTGACCGACAGGCTGGCGCACTGGCAGCCTATCATCTTCGCCGCTCGCGAGATGGCGCGCGCACATGACGAGCTCCGGCAGGCCGACGAACAGGACATCTCGATCGAACTCATCCACCTGGCAAAGCGCCTGCCCAAGGAGCACCGGCCGTGAACACGAACGACATGGGAGACCTGTCCGGGCCGAAAGTGGCGCCACGACCCCGTGGGCTCGTAGCAAAACGCCATTCCGTCGATACCCGGACCAAGGACCCGTTGCCGTCGGTTGGCTCGTTTCCGTGGGGCTGGATCTGCCGCACGTGCGGGTCGACCTGCCTGCGGTGCTTCGGCTCGATCGAGGTTTGGCACGCGTGGGTGATTGCTCATCGGAAGTGTGATGGGACGAGGAGGCGAGCGTGAACACCGTGTTCATCCAGGTCCACGACGCCCAGCGTCCGACCGAGGCCACCCGGACTCTTTTTCAGCGAGCCCGGGACGCCGGATGCGTGCTGAGCGTGGCTGCCGACGGGACTCTCGTTGTCCGGGCGCCCAAGGGCGTGCTCACGGAGGCCAGGCTCCAGAAGCTCGAGCGGGCCGCGGGGGCGATTGTGGAGTTGATTGGAGGAGGAAACGATGGCAAGCAAGCGTGAGTGGAAGAGGCGGGCGAAGGAATGCCTGGCGGAAGCCCGGCTGCTGGGGCGTGAGCTGAACACGTACTCCGGCGTGCCAGTGGTGCATGTCGACGTCGGTCGGGATAGGCCGCGCATTCACGCGGACGACGCCTACGGGCTTATGACCCCCGTGTCGCTCGTGGCACATGGGCAAATCTCACAGGGGCTATTTCGCGAGGTGCTGGGCGAGTGGTTGTGCGGAAGGCGAGGATGGCAGCCTTCGGACTTTGGACTGGAGAGCTGGCCGGAGACGCCGAGCCCCCTTGACCAAGCTCAATTCGAGGGCGTCCACTCGTCGTGGACGGAGGCCAAGGAACGTATCGTCGAACTCGAACGCGAGCGGGAGGTCGTATTCCAGCAAGCGCGGGCTGTAAGGGCGGAAGCCGAGCGCTACGCCGCCCGCGCTGAGGTGGAGCGGCTCAAGACCGAACTGCACAAGGCCAACGAGACGATCGACAACGAGCGCTCGAACGCAATCCAGTATGCCAGCGAGCGGAACACGGCACGCGCGGAGGTAGAGCGTCAGCGCCCCGTCATCAACGCTGTCGAGGCTGCCTGTGATGGATCGGTCGGTTGGCGCGGTGACTGGCTGAATGTCACGAGGGCGTGGGAGAAGTACATGGCTGAACTGCCAGATCCAGATGAGACGGTCGCATCCTGGGCAGACGGCGGAGTTGGCGATTCTGACGAGTGTAAGCCCCCAAAGTCGCCAACTCACGACAGCATCACCACCGAGCAATTCTTCGCAGCCTCGCCGGCCACACCGAAGCCCGACGTCGAGCTGCGAGAGCGTATCGTGGCAGGTCTGAATGCGATTGCGGAGGGCGGCGGGAACCCGAGCGACGAGGAGGAAGCGACCGACGACGCGCCGGATAGGGTGTGGGTCGACATGCTTGCTGGAACGCCTGAATTTGTAGTCGGGACAGCGTGGACAATACCGTCCGACCCGGACAAGCCGTCGCGGACTGCCGAGTACCTCTCCCGCGCCTACCACGATCGTCTCATGCGCGAGGCGGCGGATAGGGCGGTGGAGTGGGTGCCCAGCCAGGGACCCGTGCTTGGCTCGGGCGATTCACTCCGCTCCGCCATCCTGGAGGAGTCATGACTCCCGAGCGGCTGGCCGAGATCAAAATGATGCTCGCGAAGACGTTCCCTTGCCCGTCTGACATGATCCAGGCGCGGGAAGCAGCGAAGGAACTGGTGGCGGAGGTGGAGCGATTGAACCGGGCCTTCGCCATACCAAGCGGTTCGCTGATGCCGGAGGACCCGAAAGAATGATCGCTGCCACGCCGCCGATGACTCCGGAGGAGGAGTGCGACCTCATCGTCAGAGCGAAGGCCGGCGACGATGCTGCGATCGTTCGGATCCTGTCCTCGCTCGTGAAGCTGATCAACGTCGATGTGAAGCGATGGGCCCGGGGGCAGGCGACTGAACAGGACGCCGAGGATCTGATGCAACTCGCACTCATGGGCACCGTCCACGCGATCGACAAGTTCGATCCCGCCGTCGGAGTCCGGTTCTCGACGTACGCACAACACTGGTGGACGCAGCACATCAGGCGCGAGTCAAAGCTCCAGTTCGCCGCGGGTCGCAGCGGGGTCAAATCGATTCTGTTCACTCGGTACTATCCGCTCAAGAAGATCATGGATGCGGCGCACGCAACTGGTAATGACCCGGTGGACGCGATTGTGGCAGCGGGTTGGAGGCGAGACATCGCAGAGGGATTCATCGCCATGCACCACAGGATTGCGTCGCTGGACGCAGCTGCTTCGGACGAGGATGGGCGAACGCTGGAGAACGTCCTGGCAGACCCGAGCGCGCCCGCTGACGCCGCGCTGAACCAAGCGGCTCAAGACAAGGCCGTACGCATCGCGGTGGACAGCCTGCCTGAGAAGATGCGCAACGTCATCATATGGCGTCACCTGTCCCGCCACCCGATGTCGTTCGAGGAGATAGGGCAGCAGTTCGGCGTGACGCGTCAGAGAGTGCAGCAGATCGAGATACTTGCGCTCGGAAAGCTCCGGGCGAGGCTTGGAGGGGTGAATGCTGTCGATCGATGAAGTGGCAGAGCTGGAGTGGTACTTTTCCGGCGCGGCGGAGGCCGATTGCGGTGTGCGTTCGGTGCAAGGCGGATTCGAAGCCGCCATGGACAAGCTCGCGAAAACCGGCAGGGCCCGCGGTTGGGAATGGCTACCGGTCGGAGAAGCGGACCATCCCGCTCACGAGACGCGATCGACATGCAGCGCGAGCTGGGACGCAATGGAGCGCCTCGACAACCGACGCAAGAAGCTCGACGACGCCCACCGCGTCTACCAGCGACTCCAGCAGCTCGGACAGCGGGACCATGCCGTGCTCGAGCTGCACTTCGGGGACGCTGTTCGGATCCACGGCGTGTCGCTGAGCCTGTTGTGCATGACCAAGCCTGTTCGGGTGGCGACGGCAAAGGTTAACGAGAAGCGCCGGCGCCGGGCCGAAAAGCAGGATCGAGAGCCGCCCGACGACCTTGGCCCACGGGACGCTGTCCAGCGCATGCACACGTCGGACAGCAGCGCGGAGCGGACGATCCTCGAGGAACTGGTGACCGAGGCGGCAGCGTGGTTGCGAGCGGCTCTGGAGGCTTACTCGAAGGCGAGGGTGTGATGACGTGGAACGAGATTGAGAAAGCCAATCAGCGAAGCGGACGGACGTCCAGGATGCTGGTGGAGGCTGTCAACGCACACAAGTTTGGGCGGGCCGTCTACGTGGTCGCGGCGTCGCATCGGCACGCACATGAGATTCGCCGCATGCTCACCTCCATGGTGGGGCAAGACGAAGCGCGTCGGATCAAGGTGGAGACGGCGGATGGGGTAGGGTTCGACTGGGAGACGATGCGAGTGGAGATGGCTCATCCCAACTGCCAGTTCTTCGTGGACCACTACGCCATCGAGAGGCGGTGGTACGAGATGCTATTGGCGCTTCACGCGTGGGATGTGGAGGCGAGGGTACCGTGACCCGCCCCGACATCCTCGAAGACCTTGCGGAGGTGCAGGGTCTTGCCGGTATCCAACCGGCCCAAGAGCACCTGGACGTCGAGCCACGTTGGCTACGAGAGGACAGGCGCCACCAGCGCGACCGGGAGCGAAAGCAGAACGAGCGCGATACGCTGGCGATCGTCGAGGAGCTCCGCAGGAGCGTCGTGGTCGAGCCGTGTGCTTGCGGATGCGGAGGGCGCGCCAGAGGGCGGGGCAAGTACGCTTCGGACGAGTGCAGGACGAAGGCGAGGCAGGAGCGAGATCGGGTGCGGAAGGCGGAGCAGAGGGCGGCGGCACTGGCAGCCATCCGAGAGGCTGAAGGCATCGTGGAGCGCGTCTGCGCTCGAGACGGGTGTGGGGTCGTGTTCCCTGTGGAGTTGAATGCGACAGGCAGGCCGCAGGAGTACTGTTCGGTGAAGTGCAGGGTGCTCGCGGCGGTGAGGAGTTGGAGAGCGAGGAGGAAGCGATGACGAGGCTGTATCAGCGAGAACGTCTGCAGATTTCGACTGGGGTTCACAGCGTGGCAAGTATTCCGGTGCACGATTTCGTGGATGTTTCGGCACACGTTGTCGAGTTCGACAGCCGATCGATGACGCTGAAGATTGATCGTGGTGAGAGGTTTGCCGGAAGGCTTGTCCGCGTCGTTGATGGACAGATCGAGCAAGGCCCGCTGTGCAAGTGCGGGCATCCGGAGTGGTACCACAGATACAACGAGGGATGGTGTTGCGAGATCGACAGATGCACATGCAAACACTTCGAAATCATTCCGTCAGAGCGCGCTCATTGGGCGTAATCGAAACTCCGTCCACCCCAACCTGTCCACCCATACAGTAGGGCTTCGAATGTCCGAGGGAACCTACGGAGGGTGTCTGGGCGGGGAGCGAAGCGAGCCGAGTAACTCGCGCCTCGGCGCAGCCGAGAGCGGAACGGCGTCAACCTTTACCACAGACGATAGACGCGCGAGGCGGGATCGAGGCAGACGAACGACGAGCTTCACCGGAAGGTGCGGCGCTTGAGTCGGACGCCTGCCCCGACCTCGTGTCGGGCCATCGCCTCCTTCCTCTCCAATCGCGCAAGCCAGACCCGCCCGGGCCCCTCCTTCCCCGGCGGGCTGGCGAGCGCACCTACAGCGCGATGGAGCAGTGGCAGCTCTCCGGGCCCATAACCCGGCGGTCGGTGGTTCGAGTCCACCTCGCGCTACCAAGGGCTCCGCGCCAGCCCTCACGCCGGTTCGTCCGTCGCGTGACAACGTCCCGTAACGCCCGGCTCGGGAGTGGACGAGGCGCAACTGTAAGATGGCAGCCCCCAACTTCAACGCCGAGAAGGCAGCGATGGCGCTCGTCGATGCCTTGCTGACCACCGACATTGCAGCGGCGGAAAAGTGGGAAGTGTCGCGCCGGACCATTCTGAACTGGCGAAAACGGCTCGATACGGACCCGGAGTTTGCGCGACTTTTCCAAGAGAAAAGGGCAGCCGTCGAAAAGGAATGGGCCGACGAATTGCCAGCCGCCATCCGGGCGTCGGTGGACTTCATCAAGCGGTCGGCGCAGTCCACGAACGTGAGCGACCCGGACATGCTGCACTCAGTGGCGGGAGCGCTCAAGATCCTGACCGAGACGGCGGCAATGAGGCAACTACTGGATGCTCGACTCGCTCCGCAAGCTCGACCAAATGGAGCGGGCGATCGCAAGGTGGGGCCCTCAGGAAGCGGGTCCGGGCGCTGACGACTTCGCCGAGTACTTCGACGACCCCGTAGGGTTCTGTCGAGACATCCTCGGTTCCCCGCTCTGGCAGAAGCAGGCCGAGATTGCCGAAGCCGCGAGGCTCCACCCTTCGGTGGCTGTCCGCTCGGGTCACAAGATCGGGAAGACCCGTTGCGTCGCTTCGCTCGCCTTGTGGTGGTGCGCGACGCGCCCCCGCGCTCTCGTCATCCTCACGTCGAGCTCGTACACGCAGGTTGACGAGCAGCTCTGGCCCGAAGTCCGGAAGCTCTACGCCGAGGCAGCCCGACGCGGCTACCCGCTGGGCGGCAAGCTCAACCAGTCGGCCGAAGGTGGCATTCGCTGGCCCGATGGGCGGCGCATGTTCGGCATGTCGACGGACAAGCCGGAGCGGATGGGCGGCTACAGCGGCGACCAGCTGCTGTTCATCATCGACGAGGCCAGCGGCATCGACGAGGGCATCTTCGAGGCTGTTGAGGGCAACATGGCCGGCGGCGCCCACAAGGTGCTCGTCGGCAACCCGACTCAGCTCGGCGGGACGTTCTATGAGGCGTTCCACGATCAATCCGAGCTGTGGCACACGATCCACGTCTCAAGTGAGCACACGCCCAACGTCATCGAAGGGCGCGTTGTCATCCCTGGCCTGGCAACGTCGGAATGGGTCGAGGGTCGCAAGATCGCATGGGGCGAAGACGACCCGCGCTACCAAGTCCGAGTCCGAGGCAACTTCCCAGGACAGGCCGCGAACAGCGTCATTGGGCTGACAACGGTCGAGGAGGCCATCGCCAGGTGGAACGCCACCGAGGCCGACGGTCCGCTCGAACTCGGCGTGGACGTGGCGCGGTTCGGTGACGATGACTCGGTCATCATCGCCCGCCGCGGAAAGAAGGCGTTCCGCCCGGTCACGGTACACGGGCAGGACACGGTGCAGATCACCGGCCTATCACTCAAGGTCGCCCGCAAGCTCCGTAAGCCGGACGAGCGGGTCAAGATCAAGGTCGACGGCATCGGCGTTGGCTCTGGCGTGGTCGACCAGCTCAAGACGCACGACGACATCGATGTGGTCGACGTCAACGTGGCATCCGCGGCGACCGATGACGAGTACGCCAACCTGCGGGCGCAGATATGGTTCGCGACGGACGACTGGTTCAAAGACGGCGGCGCGATCCCCGACGATAAGGGTTTGAAGGGCGAACTCATCGCTCCCACATACAAGTTCAACGCTCGCGGCAAGCAGGTCGTGGAAGCCAAGGAAGAAATGAAGAAGCGACTCAAGCGATCCCCGGACAAGGCGGATGCGCTCGGTCTCTCCATCTACTCGCCCCCGCTTCCTCCCCGCGGCATGGGGCAGGAGCCAATCGGTCTGTTCTGATGCACCTCAAGCTCCTGCGCGCCACCAACCCGGACTACGACGCCGACACGTGGGCGGACTACTGGGCGCTGTACAGCGGTGGTGAGACTTGGCAGAAGCGCGCGAAACGGTTCCTACACCCCAATCCGCAGGAAGCCGACGACCAGTACTACCAGCGGCTCAAGGCTGCGCACTACCGGTCCTATCTCGGCCCAATCGTCGATTTTTTCGTGTCGTTTCTGTTCACATCGCAGCTCGTTGTTCGAGCGCAGGTCGACGAGAAGACCGTCGACGTCGACGAGTACTACTCGCGCCTCAAGGAAGACTGCGACGGGCAGGGGACAGACTTGGTGGACCTGCTCAAGACCAGGCTCACGCGGGCGCTGGTGGACGGCGCGAGCTACGTGCTTGTCGACTTCCCCTCCGACGGGGGACTTCGCCCAGCATCCGTGGCCGATTGGCGGGACCGCGGCCTCGACGGAGCGAAACTCAGGTCGATCGACCGCTCCGCCATGCTCGACTGGGAAGCGGACGAAAACGGCGAGCTCCTGTGGGCGATCGTCTACGAGTGCACGAGCCCGAGGCGCACGCCGCTCGATACGCGGGACGGCAAGCTTCACCGATGGCGCGTATACGACAGGCAGAACCTAGAGACCTACGAGCTGTACCAGGAGAAGGGCGCATTTCTCGACGAAGAGCAGTCTGTCCAACTCGTCGACTCCCGCCCGCACGGACTGCAGACGGTGCCGATTGTGAGGCTATCGCCGCCCGGCGGCATGTGGATCGCTGACAGGGTGGCGAGCGCGCAAAAGGAGCACTGCATCCTGAGCAACGCCCACACGTGGCTGATTCGCCGCACGTGTTACGCGATGCCAGTGTTCAAGATCAAGGACAAGAGCAGCCCGCCGAAGATGGGCGCGGGCTACTACATGATGATCGGGGCCGACGAAGACTTCACGTGGTCGGCTCCCGACTCGTCGCCGTTCGATTCGATTCGGCAAGAGGTTGCTTCGCAGAAGGACGAGATCTTCCGCACTGTGCACCAGATGGCGCAAGGTGTGGACAACAGCGCTGCTGCGGTCGGACGCAGCGGTGAGTCGAAGCAAGCGGACGCGGCGAGCACTCGGGTGATGCTCGAGGCGCTCGGGTCGTGCGTGCGGGAGGCTGTCGGCCGGGTTTACTCGATGCTCAGCGCCGGGAGAGGCGAGGAGTATCACTGGTCCATCGAGGGGCTCGGTGGGTACCAGGTCGAGGATGTGGACGCGCTTCTCACCGCGATTGGCCAGGTGGTGCTCTTGGATATCCCATCTCCCACGTTCGCCAAGGAAATTCGAGCGAGGGCGGCGCTGAGCATGCTCCCCGATGCGGACCAGGCGGTCAAGGACGTCATCCGCGACGAGATCGAAAAGAACTTCGTTCCCGAGTCCGTTCTCCCGCAACCCAAGCCGGGTATGACCGAAACCGAGCAGGAAGACGAAGCGGACGAGGATGGCGACGAAGAGCAGTGACGTCGTCCCAACCCTCCGCGACGGGAGCGAGCTTGCAAAGCGCTCTACTGGCGCCATGCTCTCGGCAGAGAAGGCCGCTCGCAGGGACCTCGATGCTGTCGTTGCGGTAGCGACTGCAGCTCTGATTGACTCGCTGTCGTCGATCAGCACGGCAGATGTCTCAGCCGCAGCGGTCGCAGCCCATGCGGCCACCCGCAGGGCTCACGGAGAGATTGAGCGTGGGGCTGAGTTGGCGCTGGCTTCCGCAATCGCTCGAGGCCGCTCCACAGCCGCTGCTCACGCTGGGGCGCAGTTCGCTGAGGTCGATTGGCTCCTTCGGGCCTACGAGATTCCAACGGTGCCCCTGCGCGCCCTCCCAGTGGCAGAGGGGGCAATCGACGCGGCGCGGGCAGCATCAGCGAGTCGGTCTCTCGCCAGTCGGTGGCTGCTGTCCACCACCACAGCGGTCCGACAATGGGAGTCCGCCGGCGGCAAGACCTCTCTCCCCCAGACGGCCCGGGACGGCGCCAAGCGCATCGCTCCGAGCCTTGACAGGACCGCTGCAACCGAGACCGCGGTTGCCTACGCCGAGGAACATGGGCGACAGATGGACGCAGCGGCAGAGCAGGTCAAGGCCGCTCCGCTGCAGCGACTGCTCCACAAGCGGTGGGAAGGCGTGCTCGATCGAAAGATTTGCCGGGTCTGCGCCAACCACGACAACGAAGTGGTCGAGGCGTCGAAGCCGTTTCGAGGCGGAGACATCCCCGGCGAAGTCCACCCGCATTGCAGGTGCCAGTCGATGGTCGCCCTCTCTTCCACCGATCTGAACCTGGCCCACGCCGTGACGCGAGAGGTTGCTGGCCCCGGACTGGGGCGCGCAGCAATCGGTGGGCCCTCGACACGCAAGGCGTTCGAGGACTGGGACAAGTGGCCCCCCGAGACGAAGCAGGCGTGGTTCCGGCTCATGGGCAAAGCGAAGTCTGACCCGGATGTACGAGCCAGGCTCCTGACCCCGGAGATTCGGCGCCACCTCGAGACCGTCAAGGATGGAGTCGACAGGCACGCTCCGGTGGTGCCCCGACTGCGCAAGACCAATCCGATGCGCGAAGGCAGGCGGACGGACAGCCGAACGCCACGCGCCATTCACGAAGAGTACCTCGGCCGGGCGATTGGCGCTCCGGCAGCAAGGTTCGAGTTCGGCGAGTTGATTCCAACTTCGCCGTAGGCACGATGCGCGAGCGCGCTGTCTGACCTGTTCCTCTTTCCGGGTCGGGTGCGCGCTGGCGTTTGTGCAGGCTGAAAGAGGAAACCATGCTGACGAAGGATCTCCGCGAAGTCTTCGCCAACGTCTCAGATGGCAGGTACGAGGTGACCGGCCGGGACCAGTTTGGCAACCCGGTTGCCGAGCGGTGCAGCGTATCGACCAGTGGCCGCGTGAAGACGTTCACGCTCCACGGTATCGACGTGGACGGGAACTACGTGGAGGAGACGATGAACGTCCCCGAGGATGGTTCAATGTCGGAGCCGTCGAAGACGCGCTTTCAAACGATCTTCGTCGACCCGGAGATTGAAGACGACGCCGCCGTGACGATCGGTGTGGCCGATGCGTTGCTGGCCTAGCTCATGAGAACACGGATCTTCAGGCCGCTCGACAGGCTGACGCTCAATGCGTCGAAGGTCGACCGTGCCACCTTGGCGGAAGTGAATCGCCAGCTTGAGCGCACACGCCGTGCGCTTGAATGCTTGTTCCGGACGAACCGGGACGCGCTTCGACGGTAGCGAGTCACCGTCACCAAACGCCGCAGTTGCGGCGCACCACGACACGCCCCGACGGCCGGGACGTGAACGGAGGGATCTATGCCGTACGACACCCAGTCGCAAATCGGGAACGTCAACCTCGTTGTCAAGTCGGTCTCCCGACGGGAGGTCGCTTAGGACGACACCAACCCGAACCCGAATCCGGGCGGACAGCAGAACCCGCCGCCGGCAGGAATCGACCCGCAGGAGCTGACGAATACCATCAACTCCGTCGTGACCGCACACCTCAAGCGAGCGATCCCCAAGGCGCTCGAAGGGGTGGCGGAGACCGTGACCAAGTCGCTTGGAGAGCAGTTTGGGGCGAAGTTCGACGAATTCGGCAAGCGCTTCGACGAGCTGAAGCCGAAGACCCCCGAGTCCGACAAGGGCAAGCCGAAGCCCGACGACAAGCCCAAGGAGCAGAGCGAAGAGACTCTCAAGCTGCAGAAGCAGTACGACGAGCTCAACGCTAAGTTCGAAGCCGAGCGCAAGGCGAGAGTCGAGACCGAGCTCAAGGCTCGCGATGAGCGGACCTACGCTGAGCTTCGGCAATCGCTTGTGGATGCCAAAGTGCGCCCCGAGCTCGTCGACCTTCTCGCCAAGACATGGTTTCACGCCGACAAGCGAGTGGACTTCGATAGCGAAGGCAACCCGCAACTCCGCCTCAAGGTCTCGCCTGGAAAGGGCTTGCCTGAGGAGGAGCAAACGTTCTCGATCTCCGAGGGCGTCAAACAGTTTGCCAAGAGCAAGGCTGCTGAGCCGTTTCTCCCAGCACCAGGCGGGGCCGCCGGGCAGGGCAATGGACAGCGCCAGGAACAGCAGCGTCAACAGATCGATCCTCGGTTCAAGTCCGCCGCGTTGAGCGACGACGAGGCCGACCGTCGGGCAGCAGAACTGCTCGACAAATTGGGTCTGGGCGAAGCGCTGTCCAACCAATAGCAATCAATCGTAGGGGCCCCGTCAGGGAATAGTTGTCATGGGAGACACTCCGCAGACCCTCGCACTCATCGTTCTGGCGACGCAGTACCGCGCGCGGCTCGTCCATCAGGTCAACCGGCGCTCCGCTCTTCTGCGGGCCCTGCAAATCAAGCAGGGTGAAGGCAAGACGTGCGCATGGACCATCGAGGCCGATGGCGCCGTCGCCGAGAACTTTGCCGACGGGGCAGACGCTGCGAACTTCGGGTCCGACGCTCAGGCGGGCGCGAGCCTGCCTTGGGGCCTGTACCGGTCCAACTTCCGCGTCACCGGCCTTGCGCAAGCCGCAGCCGGGACGAGCGCCACCCCACAAGGCAACCGTCGCCTTTGGGCGAACAACCTCGTCAACTCCTCTTCGAAGCTGGCGAGCACCATCAACGGCGCATTGCACAGTGGGGCTGGCACCGGCACCACAATTGCCGGGCTCGGCGTCGCCATCGGCGACACCACGAACACCTACGCAGGGATCGACCGAACGGTGGGAGCCAACTCCTACTGGCTCCCGACCGTCGTGGACCCCGGGGCTCTGACGGCTCCGACCTTCTCGCTTCTGCGCAGCGACATCCAGACCATCTTCGATGCGTCCGGCGAAACGCCCGACATCGCGGTGTGCTCCGGTGCGGTGTTCAACAAGATCGGCAGCCTGTTCGACCCGAATCGTCACTACGTCAGCCAGGTCGCCACCGCTCGCGGCATGATCACGCTCGACATGGGGTTCGAGGGGATCATGCTCGACAGCACCGTGTTCCTCAAGGACAAGGACGCCGTCGCCAACACGATCGCGTACATCAACACCAACCATCTGTGGCTCGAGTACCTCCCGCCCGCCAGCCCGGTGGTGCGCGAGATGCTGGCCCAGCTCGTCCAGGCCGACGACGGCTATGGCGCGCTGCCCCTCGGCTTCGTCTACGAGATGCTCGCCAAGGCGGGCGACTCGGACAAAGCCATGCTCAAGACCTACCTGCAGATGGTCTGCGACAAGCCCAACAGCTGCGGCTACCGCAAGAACGTGGCGACCTGATCCAGGAAGCCGGAACACTGACCTACTGATCGACGGCCTGGGGCGTGGCCCCGGGCTTCGTCGAAGGAGACTCTCATGCCGACTTCTGCCACTCAGGTCCGGCGTTTGCACCCGGACAAGATCGATGCCTTGTTCGTCCAGTACAACAAGGTACGAGCGGACTTCTTGCGCCTCAACTCCGGAGCGGTGTTCCACGCGGACGCGCGTTCCCTGGTGACCACCGCCAACGCGACGAGCGAGGCGACCGCTGTCGCTCTCGTCAACGCGCTCGTGACCGCCCACCATGCCGACCTGGCGAGCGTCATCGACGCAGACACCGGTGAAGGGCATCACCTGTCCGAAGACGTGACCAACCTGGTCACCGCCCCCGTCGCCACCGATGAAGCATCGGCCATCACGCGGACGAACGACCTCTACACCCAGCACAACGCTCACGTTGCGGCTCTGGCGTATCACGGCGCGTCCGAGGCTCCCGCAACGGCAACCAACCAGGCTGCCACTGCGACCAACCAGGCTGCCACCGCGACCAACGCCGCCATGAAGGTGGCTGGGAGTCACGTCTCTCGCCTGCCGATCGCCGCGGAACTGGTCACGGTCGTCGCCGCGTACGACTCGGCCGACGGTGCCGCGGTCATCGCAGCTCAGCCCGACGTCCCCCGCAAGCTCCAGATCTCGATCGTTGAGGGTGGAGCTCCCATCACCGCCGGGACCGGCACGCTGGTCGGAGTTGCCTGGGATGGTACCGCACTGTCCGAAGAGAAGGACCTGACTGGCGGCGCCAAGGTTATGGACACTACGGACGCCTTTGCCAGTGTGACGTCGTTCACCGTCGCCGGTCTCGTTGGCGGTGGGGCCGGTACCACCATTTCGATCGGCGTGGGCGCAGCGATTGCTCTGCCCATCCCGGCTGGAGCGGCCAACGTGGCTGTCTTCGGCTCGTACGTCGATGGAGTGAAGGAAGCCGTCGGGACGGTGGACGGCACGGCGAGAACCATCGCCCCGACAACTGCCGCTGACGCTGCGAAGGTGTTTGACTTCTACTTCCAGTACGACGTCACTCCGACCCAGACGAGTCACAACCACACGCAGGACGCCCACAACCACACGCAGGACGCCCACAACCATCCCACGGTTTCGGCGCACCTCGCCAGCTCCGCTGCCGCGTCGGACTCGGCGACGCTCTACACCCGACTCAACGACATCAAGGCGAAACGCAACGTGCATGTCGCCGCTGCCCTGAACTGCGCGGCGCTCGAGGAGATCGACCCGTGAAGTTCCGCAACAAGATCGACAAGCCGCTGAGCTTCGACCTCGGTGGCAAGCACTACGACGTCGAGGTTGGTGGGGAGTGCGACGTCCCCGATCGCATCGCCTACGCTGTCGAGAAGCACGGGCTCCCGCTCGAACCAGCCAAGAACGAGCCCAAGGCCGTTTCGAAGACCATCAAGCTGGAGCCCAAAGCCGAACCAGAGCCCGAGCAGGAAGAGTCCAAGGCCATCGAGGCCGACGACGAAGACCTGCTCGACAAGCTCACCAGGCCGGACCCGCCGAAGAAGAAGAGCGGCAAGTAGGTCATGGCTCTCACCGACGCGCAGAAGGCCAAGATTAGAAGCTACCTCGGCTACTCCGCAGTCTATGGCCCGTCCGATACGTACCGGCACAACCGGAACGACTTGGACCAGGCCATGGCCGTGATTGACGCCGAGGCAGAGCTTCTGGTCGAAGCCGATTTGGCCTTGATTGATACCCTATGGGGACAGTTCACGTCGTCCTCGGGGATCGTTGCCAAGGCCGGCCTGAAGCGCGTCGACGATATCGAGTTCTACCAGGGCGGACAGGTCAAAGACTTTCGATCTGTCGGAGGCGCCCTGGTCGACAAGCTTGCCGCATACTTCGGTGTTCCGAAGGCAGGAGACATCTTCGGCAGTGGCGGGCTTTGCGGTGGGGTGATTCCGTTGGGGTGAAGGAGGAGGACATGGAGGACAGGTTCACCGGGTCGAAGAGTCCGCTGATGATTGTCGACGACTACCCGAGTGTCTGCGACGAAGTGGCCGCGACCGTTGGCAAGTTCGGCCGTTGGCGCGATCCCAACGAGACACAGACGCACATCGATCGAGAGCGCTTCGCTGAAGCGTGGAGAGCGTTCCAGGCGAAGATGTTCTCGGACTTCAACCGCCTGTTGAACGAGGTCCAATTCGGCGACGAAGAGACCAGCGAACGCGCGATTCGCGAGCTGAACGAGAAGTACGGGACAGCCTCACGACGTGACCGCGTGTTCGCCACCGAGTACCGCGGCGAGTGGCCGGAAATTCACGGGCCCGCCGAGGACGAGTTGAAGGACTGGCGCTCCAAGCCGGTGACGTTCGAGCAGATCCAGCGCGACATTCTGGACCTGGCGGCGGGTGAGCGATGAGCGGGCATAGATTGCCCTTTATCGAAGGCGTCAGCACCGTGCCGGAGGAGTGCCTGTCGGCGCATTCATATGCACTTCTGAAGCTCCTTGGAATCAAAAACGTGACGGATGGCATCGTCGGGAAGCCCAACACGGAAGCGACACAGAAAAAGGTTGTCGAAGACCTGGTCGTGTCGATCACCAGAACGATACCAGCCAACATCGACCGGATCGACTGCACGGTGACGTTTGGCGAGACCGTGAACGTCGAGGTGAACCGATGACGGGAGAGACGTTGAAGGTTGATGTCCCGCCAGTCAGGGTTGAGATCGTGGCATCGGACGAGGACCGAAACAGGGTCATGCTTGCCATCCGGCGCGAGCTCGAAAACGTGGCAGACCATCCGCGCATCGTCGCCCTCCCCAAGGCTCCCCCTGCCAGGTCGATCGTGCAGCTCGCCGAGGACATGCTAGCTCGTGCGAAGCGTGGTGAGATCATTGCGATTGCCGTCGCCGCTCACGTGCGGGTCGACGGCGTAGACACTGGCACATCCAGCGCATACAGCCTGGGAGACAATGGTGACGTGGCGCATCTGGTGTGCGCCATCGAGCGGGTGAAGCTGGCACTGCTGGCGGCGGGGAGCGAATGACCCTCCGCACCGACCTCCTTCCCGTCGTCGACGAGCTCCGGGCGCTCGCGGGCCCCTCGGGCTTCGACGTGCGCACTTCCCAGCTCACGGTCCGAACACGGACATGGGCGGGCGGACGCCGGGGACTCGGACCTGTCACCGACTCCGACACCGTGCTCGCCCAGATCTACAAGATGCGCGAGCTGTCATCGAAGGAAGTGGCATCGAGCGGCGGCCTGTTCGAGATGGGCGACATCAAGGTGGGTCCCATCACCCCGACCGACGTGTCCGGGGGAGGGTACACCGAGGTGCAGCTCGCCCCCGACGGCTCAACTGGCACCGAGATCATCTACGTCGTCACTGGCGACCTGGCGGGCGAGTACGCCCGAGTCGATCTGAGCAAGGCGAAGCCCTTCTCATGGTATCTGACCCTTCGAAAGCGCCGCACGACACCCTGATGGCAACCTTTACGTGCTCAAGCTTCGAGGAGTGCGCGCGGCTCTTCGCAAAGCACCAGCGGGCCCGTGACAAGCGCATCAGAGCTGCCGTTGTTCGAACCGCGAAGCATGGTCGGGCGTACATCATCTCGACCACCATCCCAGTGGCGTTTGGTGAGCTGAAGAACAGTTTGAGGGTGACCGGCAAGGGTGGAGGCGCGGTCCAAATCGTGGCCGATGCCCCGCATGCCGCGCCAGTCGAGACGGGCTCTCGCCCGCACTGGCCCCCGCTCGCCCCGCTGGTTGCGTGGGTGAAGAAGCGCGGGGCGCAAGGCATCGGCAAACGCAAGCCCCGCGGCACCACGAGTGCTGCGCAGTCCAAAAGCATCGCTGGCATGTTCAAGGCGATGGAGTCGGGCGGGGCGATTGACGCCGACGCCCCCGAACAGATCGCCCGGGGCATCCAGCGCGCCATCGCCAAGAGCGGCACCAAGCCGCACTGGTTCATGCGTAGCGCGATGCCGGAGATCACCTCGTATCTCGACGTCCAAATCAAGCTCGCCGTCGAAGACAACAGCGCATCCGCATCTGCACCAGCATGAACACATCAATCCAGCAAGCCGCCGCAAACGCTCTCGGCCGGTGGCTGGCCGATCGTGTGCCTCGGCACCTGGATTTGCCCACGGGCTTCGCAACCGATGGGACCGAGGTGTTCGGCCTGTTCGTCGACGATGGGAGCGGAAACGACGTCGAGACGTTCGTCTCCGGAGATTCGGTTGTGACTGTGTCCACGCGCTGGCCCGAGGCTGACGCCAAGCTTCCTGCGATGGCGATCACGATCCTGCTGGCCGGACAGGTCACGGACGAGATTCTGCAGCCCCGCATGGTGTCGAGCCGCAATGTGGACTCGATCAACCTGCTCGCTCGTTGGCAGGTGCTCGAGCGCATGCAGCCCCTGCAGCTCGACGTGTGGGCGCACTATGACGTTGTGCGTGACGCCCTCGTGGCCGCTCTCGACCAGGTGCTCAATAGCGGCTCCCTCCCATACAGCGTGCCTGGTGACCCACTCGTTCTCGATCTTGCCGACGGCTGGACCGGCAAGGCGGCTTTCGACTTCAGCGGTTCTCGCAACGAGAACGGCCCCAATGCTGTCCAGGTCTCCGAGTTCCGAGCGACGTACGCAGGGGAAGCACGCGTGGTGCTCTACGTCGATGCTCTCACCCCCAAGCTTGCCTCGATTCGCCTGCAACAGATTCTCAACGGTGGCGACACCGAGACCACATCCCTCTCCGCGTCCGGTGTGACGCACAGCTGACCCACAGGAGCAGATCATGATCTTCGTGTCGTCCGAGGCGGCCGCGTTGCGCCATGGCGTCTATGCCCAAGAGCGAACCCCTCCAGCAACAATCCAGGCCACCGGGACTGGCGTCGTCGGCATCGTGGGCCAGTTCCCTTGGGGACCGATGCAGCAGGTGGTGGAGCCTACCGGTACCAAGGAATTGCTCAACATGTTCGGCCCCCGCGGCATGACGCTGACGGGCAAGGGATACCTGTCCTTGATCGGCAAGGGCTTCCCGTCGCTCCGTATCGTCCGTGCACTCGGAACGACAGCGGCGAAGGCAACTGCCACGCTGATCGAGACGGGGCCGACGAGCATCGCCACTGTCACCGCCAAGTACGAGGGCGCCGAGGGCAACAACATCGACTGCGTTGTGTCCAACGCTTCCGATGGCGACGCGGACCACTTCAACCTGACGGTGACCGTTACCGGAGCGAGCGGCACCACGACCGACTACTTCTTCAACTTGAACTACTCGGGGACAGGCGCCGACTCGACCCCGACGTACACGGACAAGCTTCTGGTCAGCGCCATCACGAAGCTCGCGAGTGGCCGACCTGACAATGGCACCTACTCGATGTCCGCCGGATCCGATGGCACGGTCGCGGCCTCGGACTACGTCGGCACGGCGGGCAGTCCGGACAAGGGCCTGTCGCTGTTCGAGGACTACTCCGAGATCCGGCACGTGTGCGTCGACGATCCCGGCAACACCCTGCGCGCGGCCGTCAACGCGGGTCTCAAGGCGCATGCCGACTTGATGACCGACCGAATCGCCTACATCAACGGCAACAGCGGTGTCACGACCATCGCGAGCGTCGGAACGGATGCAGCCACGTATGCCAGCGACCGCGTTGTCTACGTGGACCCATGGCCGTACATCTATGACGACGTCGACGCGTCCGAGCAACTCGTGCCCCCGGCGCCGTTCGCCGCTTCGGTGTGCGCGCAGATGTCGCCGTCAACCTCCCCGGCCTGGAAGGCGACCGAAGTCAAGAAGCTGCTCGGGGCGATTGTCAGGCTCGAGACCCCCCGCGGCAACGCTTCCTCGACGAACACCACCGCAGGCGTGATGACCATCGTCAAGGAAAAGACCGGGTACGCGTTCGAGGCTGGCGTGCTCACCGTCGCCCCGTCCAATCCCGCGCTGAAGCGCATCTCGCGGCGCCGCATCGGCGACTACATTGCCATCTCGTTCGTGGACAGCGTCCGCGAGCTCGTGGACGCGCCCAACGTCGAAGTCAACCAGGTGTCGCTGGTCGCAGCGTTGACGAAATTCATGGACACGCTGGTCCGCAACAAGGGCAATGACCCCAACCACACCCCGCACGTCATTGCCTACCAAATCCTCGACCTGGCTGGGGTCAACAGCGCCGACGACATCGCGTCCGGCAAGTTCACCATCCCCCTGAACGTTCGCACCTCGGCCGGCATGGAGAAGATCTTCCTGTCGATCCAGTTCGGCGAAAACGTCGTCATCAACGCGTCCTGAGGGCGCAGGAGCATAAGCGATGCCCATTCCCTTCTGGAAAGGCAAGAACGCCAAGGTGCTGTTCTTTCAGGACGGCAAGCAGATCACCCTCGACGTCGACAGTTGGACCGTCAAGCCCAACGTGACGGAGAGCAACGACGGTGTTTGCGGGGAGGATCGCGATCGGCTGCAAACCGACGTGAACTTCTTCGAAATCAACCTCGAGACCAAGCAACAGAAGCTCGACGCGCTCGACGGGCTACTGGACAACATCGACAACAACGACGCAAACGTCCTTCCCCTGGACAAATCCGTGGCGTTCTCGATCAAGCCCAACGACGGGACGAGCGCCGCGTACGCTGCCGGGGGCGAAGTGACCATCGGAGCTTGGGACTTCGGCACGTCCGGCAGGACCGAGCGCAACAAGCTCACCATCCCGCTGCGCGCCCAGTACTTCAAGAAGATCGGCACACTCTGACCGCTGGTCGTAGAAGGAGGCAACCTTGCAATCTGACCCATTCCAGATTCACCTGAACGCGAAGAACTGCTCCGGCCGCGGCGTCCGACTCAAGGACGTTGGCCCCAATGGTCGGCAGGAAGCATCCATCAGCGCTGCACAACTCGTCGGCGAGAATTCGACTGTCGGCGAGTACCGTGCGTTGCTGAACCGGGAGTTGCTCAAGCGCTCGATTATCTCGGTGACTGAGAAGACCGGGATTGCGAACGTGAACGATCTGCTCGCCTATCCGCCGGAAGGGTGGAAGAAGTACACCATCGGCGAGCTCGAGACCGGCAAGCTGGACGAGCTGTTCACCTCCAAGGACAGCGTGATTCTCGCCAGCATCATGGAGATGATCTACGATGCTTCCCAGAAGGAAGTGGACGCGATCATGGGGGGAGCGCTGCCGGTCTCCGAGGGCTGAGCGGAGCCTACTGGGAGCAGTACGCGAACGGGTGGCGTACCGACGCGTTCCTGGCCCGGTACGGGATGCAAGACATCCACCGGCTGCGAGGGCTCAGCCGCTGCCTAACGTCGCTGGAGAAAGCCATGTTCGTCGCTGCCCTGAGCGAGCACATGGAACGCGAATTCACGCCGAAAGAGACCAATGGCTGAACCACAAATCCCGCGAGTCAATGAGCTTCTCGGCGCGGGGTTCAATGCCATTGTCGCTGAGCGCCCGAGCGTTCAGAAGCAGCTCGCGTTCGGTCGATACGGCGACATCATGCACGGGTGGAAGGCGCAAGCTCAGCTCGTGCTGCGTCGCTTGGCGGGCGAGGCAGTGGCCGCCCGTCTCATCTCGGAGGGGCGCCCGCTTCTCGACCTGCTCGCCTCCGAGTTCGACGCGCTCATCGATGCATCGCCGCAGTACGCGATCGGAACGGTGGTGATTCGCCGAAACCACGCCACCACGGCGGAGTTCACGGGCGGACTCATTCGACCTGGAACGAAGTTCCGCCGCCGCGCTGACTCCACCGCCATCCCACAGGCCAAAGAGGCCACATACCAGTCGACCGAGCCGGTGTTCGTCGGCACGGACTCGACTTCCGCGTTCCCACTGTCCGGCTACACCCAGCGGCTGGTGATTCCAATCCGGGCCGCGCGCCCGGGGGCCCACGCAAACATTCCGCGCACGTACTCATCCATCTCCGGCGATGATGACGAACCGCCCATAGAACTCGCCGACACGCTGTTCGATCCGTCGTTCAGCGTCGTCTACGGCGACGCCGCTGGCGGCTCGGATGGTCCACCGACCGCGAAGCTCCGAGCGCTGGGAAATGCACTTGGCTCGGGTCAATACGGCCCGAATGAGGCTGCTATCATCGCCGGACTGCTGTCCACGATTGGCGTTGCGCATGCCGCAGTGCGGGAACACCCCACGAGCGGAAAGATGCTCGCCTGGATCGCTGACGAATCCTGGGCGTGGTCGCAGCGACTTCGGGACACTGCATCCCAGAACCTGAACGACCAGTGGCTCGGGTTCGGGTGCGCCGCGTCGATCGGCACGACGAGCCTGGTCCCGGTCTCCGCCACCATCGCCGCCACGCTGCGTGACAAGCGCGCCTTTGCCGAAACGTCAGAACTGCAGTCGAGAATCCGTGCTGCGGTCAAGTCGTACTTCGAGGACCGTGCGGACTGGTACACCTGGCGCACGAACGGAATCAAGGGCGCTGTCATGCGCTCCGATCGCCGGCTGCTTGAGGTGACGTCGGTCACGGTCAAGGACCTGAGCGGCAACACCCTATCCGAGCCTGATGGTGCTCTGCCCACCACCACGGCAAACCCTCTCGTCTACCGATTCATCGACAACACCAACATCACCATCACCCTTTCGTCTCCCAGCTGACCCATGGGCACCACCTACACCGTCGTCATCGACATGAGCACCAAGGGCAATCTCGCCCCCGGTGCCGATCGTGCGCGGGCGAAGCTCGTGGGTGCCGACCAGGCTGCGGGTCAGTTCATGCGCTCGCTGCAGTCCATGGGCTCGAGGGTTATGCGTCCGCTCGATGCGGTGGCCGGCAAGATCTTCGAGGTCGGCTCGATGGCGGCGAAGGTGGGAATCGCGGGGGCCTTCGGTCTCGCTGCCTACGGGGTGGTCAAGTACAACAACGAGCTCGAGAAGACGAAGATTCAGCTCGGAGCGATCTTCACGGCCAACGGCCAATCAAGCAGTATTTACACCGGCCTGGATATGGCGGGCGCGACGATGAAGCAGATGCGCAAGGATGCTGCTTCGCTGCCCGGCGAGTTCTCCGACCTGATGAACATCTACACGATGATCGCCACGCCAGGGTTCAAGGCGGGGGCCGACAAGGACCAGCTGCGAGGGCTCGCGGCGAAGGCGATGGCAACCGGGGCGACCGTCGGGATGCCTCTGGACCAAGTGGCGCGCGAGTTCGCAATGCTCATCGAGGGGCGCGCCGGTGCTCACAACGTGTTCGGCATGCGCGTCGCAGGGCTCGGTGGCGACAAGGCTGCCGAGTTCAACAAGCTCAAGCCCGAGGAACGACTGAAGCGCATCAGCTCGGAGCTCGACCGCTTTGCTCCCGCCATTGAGATCTACAAGACCTCCTTCGAGGGGATGTCGACCACGCTGGCAGACAACGCGAAGTCGCTGCTTGGCAAGGTGACTGAGCCGTTGTTCAATCGGGTGAAGTCGAGCCTGATGTACATCAACGACTGGTTCGACGGCAACGAGGGCTACCTCAAGACCAAGGCGGATGCCATCGGCTCCAAGCTCGCCTACGCCTTCGACGCTGGCAAGTCCGCGCTGCAGGAATGGTGGCCGGCCATCGAAACGTTTGGGCAGAACGCCTACACGAAGCTCGTCGAGGTGTGGAAGGAACTCGGTCCCACGCTCAAGGGAGCCGGAGAGTCGCTCAAGACCTTTCTGAAAGACCCCGGGAGCATCGACAAGATCATCACCGTCATGAAGCTTTACGCTGGCCTGAAGGTCGGTGGAGCGGCGGCGGGCGGGGCGCTGGGCGTCGCTGGGGATGTGGCGGGGATTGCTGGGGGAGGTGCTCAGCTTGCCAAGTCGATGGGTTGGATCGGTGCAGGAACAGCTGCTGCAGGAAGCATTACAAAACTCGGATCGGCTGCCGCCGGAGCTGCCCTTCCGTTGCTCGCGGTTGCCGCCGCCGTTGCTGGCGTCGCGATGGCGTACGACCAGGCGACCAAGCTGTTCACTGAGATCGACCATGACGCACCTCTGAACGCCATGGCCGCGTTCGACTTCGGAACAAACTCCGTCAAGAAGTTCGGACGCGAACTCACGTACGCTGAAGCGGCGTATGGTGATTTCGGCAGTGTGATGCAGAACTACATCGACAGCGGGGATTCTGCGTCAGCTTCTGCGGCGCTGGCCGGTGAAGCCATGGCGTCCGTGGCGTCCGCCGCCTACGGGGCCGCGGCCGCGCTGGGGGCAATTGGTGGCCGGGGCGGAGATGTCGGAACGGTCGCCAGAGCTGCGCAGATGGGCAACGATGCAGCAGCCAGCGCTCTGAGTAACATGACCATGGGCACCATGACCGCTGTAGCAAATGCCATGGCCGCTGGCACTGTCGGCAAGGGGAAGGGCGGCGCCCCCAAACACGGTGGAGGAGGAGGCGGAACGACGGTCCAGAAGGTCGAGATCGTCGTCACCTCGAACCAGGACCCGAGCCGCATTGCTCGAGCCGTGCTCGGGGAGATCCAGAACTTCCAGCGACACCCCCGCATGAGCCGAGGCGTTCCGAACTACTCCGCATCGAGGCCGTAGATGGGTGAGTTCCACTTCTCCCAACTCGGCGGCGACAGGCTTGAATTGAGCCTGGCAGGAGCGTTTGCGCCCCATGGGCGCCCACGGCAAGGCGCGGTTGTTACGGATGCACTGTCCGTTCGAAACACCGAAGTCTACTATCCAGGCAACTCCGTCCCGACGCGGCACCTATTTGGCACTCGTGAAGAGCAGTGGGAGCTCGAGGGGCGATTCTCTGACCGCAACGGCGGGCCTGGATACGCGAAGACGCTGACGGAGTACATCAAGCGCTTCGTCGCCGACCAGCAGCAGGTCGCGATCGCGTGGGACGGCATCGTCGCAGCCACAGGCCTCATCGAGATGTTTTCTCCGGGGCGTGAGGCCGAGGCCGAGATCGCCTGGAAGATGACGATCAAGATCGACGAAGATCTTCTTCGCGTGGTGCGGAATGCGCAGCCTGCGGAAGCCGACCCGAAGACCTACGTTCTGAACATCAAGGACTACATCGACGAGGCATGGGATACCGCGCTCGACATTCCACCGACGCTCAAGGTTGGGCTGCTCGACTCGCTCGGAAGCCTGGTCGGGTCGATCAACTCCGCGGTCGCGTCTGTGGCGAACATCGCCGACCAGATCAACTCGTTCCAGCAGGGGCTCGTGTCTGAGCTCCGGCGACTGCGCGCTGGACTCAGGCAGCTTCGGACGGCGGTGATCAAGGCGAAGAATGCCTACGGCGATTTGGTGGCCGGCACCGCGGTCGTGAGCAGCAACCCGGACGACTCACTCGCATTCTGGAACGCGCAGAGCACCACAGGTACGGCGATGCTCAAGGCCATCATCGAGATCGAGCGCATGGACGCAGCGGCTCGTGAGGCCGAGCGCGGGAAGATCAAAGGCGTCTACGTGGCTGGCGACGGCGACACGTGGGAGGGTATTGCCCAGCAGACCCTCGGAGACGCTGGTAGGGCGGCGGACATCAGGCAGGCCAACGGCGCGACGGGCAATCCCGTCCCCGGGACCGAGTACATAATTCCACGCTGATGGCCTACTACCGTCCAAGGATGGCCGCCCGTCTGTCTGTGCCCGTGTGGGGCTCGTCGCAGGAGCGCATCGAGCAAGAGGACGGCTCTGGTCTCGTCGAGTTCAATGTGCGCGTGCGTCGTTCGGAAATCAGCCGCAACGACCACAATCACGCGGACAGCTCGGAGGTGACCGTTGACTGGCTGGATGCAGGAGTTGATCCCAGGCTGCTTTCGAACGCCATCGTCGAGGTCTACATCGGCAACGCGGACGAGTCTGGGCAGTGGGACATGCCCCGCGAGGATCGGCGATTCATCGGGATCGCAACTGACGTTGAGCGAGAGAGCGACGAGTCGAACCGGTCGGTCCGGATCCAGGCGCTCGACTTCACAGCGCTGTTCATCGAGTCCAAGCCGTATCCAGAGGAAGGCGTTCCGAACTACGGGATGACGCTCGAGGACGCCTGGAAGCTGATTTGCCAGCACGCAGGCGGCAAGGACACGAGCGGTCAGTGGTTCAAGTCAGCCGAGTTCCTTGCCGACAAGCTCACTCCGCGCGGTGTCGACAGCTGGCCCCCGTCGTTCTCCAAGGTTGCCCCACCGCGACTCAAGACCGCCCTGGCCAAGACGCCAATCCCCATCAAGAAAGGGGCGGACGCGTGGGCCATCTGGCAGCAGTGCTGCGGAATGTTCGGCCTGATTTCGTGGATCTACCAGGACAGCGTCATCGTGACGACCGCCACGAACTACTACACCAGGTCGAACCCGCCGAGGTTCGTTTGGGGCAAGAACATCCTGTCGCTGCGCGAACGCCGCAACTGCTCGCTGTCGGGGAAGAAGGTCGCTCTCGTCTCGTACGACCCGCTCACTGGGGAGCTTGTTCAGGTCTGGTACCCTCCCCGCGGTGAGGAGGGGAAGAAGAAGGGCAAGGCCAGCAAGCGCGGGGGCAAGGCGGACGACTACGACGTGTTCGAGTACAACGGCATCACCGACGAGGCCGCGCTGCAGTCCATCTGCCAACGCGTCTACGAGGAGCGAAGCCGTCAGGAGCTCGAGGGCACCATCGTCACCTCCGAGATGTTCATCGACGGGCTCGATGGGCGCTCCGCCGACTTGCTCAAGCTTGGCAGCGGGCAGGACGTCCGGATCGAGGTCGAGCAGGAGACGATGGACGGGCTCAAGGGCATCGACTCGATCGCTGACCGCGTGGCGTATCTTGAGGCGCGCGGGTACCGCAGGACGATGGCCCAGCTCCTCGCCAAGAACCAAGAGGCGCTCTCGTTGCTCTCGGCGGTCTTCCACACCCGCGGCGTCCGAACGACCCTGGAGACCGACGAGAAGGGCGGGAGCTTCGAGATCGAGATCCAATACTGCAACCGAATCCAGGTGACCGGCGATGCTAGGTGAGTTCCCCCTGAACGAATCCGATCTGTTCTCCGGCGAAGCGGGGCCGCCTGCGGTCGAGGCCGGCATCATCGGTTGGGATGGCGAAGACGATGTCGCCGACGTGGGCGACGAGACAAACGGCGGGGTGACACTCATCCGCGTCCAGCTCTTCCGTGGCAAGGACGCTACGAGCGACGTGAAGCCAAATGTGGCGCAAGGCCACAAGATCCTGGCACGCATGAACGGATGGCCGCTATGGGCGATTCCGCCCAAGGGGCTGCAGTGCTACGTGATGTTCCCGTCAGGGTTCGAGACCGCGCCCGGGGCTGGGGTCATCGCCGCGCTGCCAGGTGCCAACCCGTTCGTGCAGTTCAGCAAGACGCGAACGAAGCTCGACGTTGGGGCGGACCAGGACCTGGTATTCAAGGGCCGTAGTGTCACGATTTCCAGCTACGAGAATCACTTCTTGTCTGTGGGGCCAGAGGTCGGAGTGCTGTTGTCGCATCCCGACGGCCACGCCATCCAGATCCACGAGAATCAAGTTCGGATCTGGGTGTCAAAGGACGGTGACGCGAAGTCACTGGTCGTGCTGTCGCAGGACAAGATCGAGATTCTCCAGAAGGCTGCCAGCGACAACGCCACCGTGGTCATGCTGTCGGAGGAGGAGGTTGTGGTGCTTGGGAAGGTGTTCAAGGCACTCACCGCAGGTGGCGTGCTTGGAGCGGTCGCGTCCGCTGTCACCGGCGTCCAATACAGCGCTGCTCCTGGCACCATGTCTGCAACCTGGAGCACCCAACCATGAGCCTGTGCAAGTTCCCTACGTTCAGCTTCGCGTTCTCGTTGCCGACGTTCTCATTCCCGAGCCTCACGATTCCGACGTTCAACTTCAGTTTCACGATCCCGTGCCCGCTGGACTGATCGTCACTGGAAGATTGCTCGGAAGGAACACCGCTTCCGCCAGTCGTCGATCCCGTCGTTCACTCCCCTCGACGCGCAGTGCTCGGCAGGGGAACGAAAGAACGGGGCGGCGTCCTGGATCGTGAACGTGCCGCCGGGCCACAACCTGCCGACCTTCACCAGCCCCATGTTCGGGGCAGGGTGGGTCTGGTTGGTCAGTGTGAGCACGACCGCTCCGCTGGCGGGTGACCAGCCGCGGTTCGTGACGTCGCAGTTCACCAGTCCGCTGGCGCGTAAGTCGCAGTCGACAACGACTTTCGCTCCGATGCCGCTCCACAGCCAAACAGCCGCGAGTGCCACGAGCACTGCTGATGCGACTGCCAACTTGATCGCAAGGCTCTTGGTCATGGTTCAGAATGAACAGGCGTTGGGCTGTGGATCGTTCGCGCTCCATCCGATGGACACTTGGTAGGAATCGCAGCTCTGCGCAGAACCCGGCGCGTAGAAAACCTCGAGCACGTACTGTCGGGCGTCGTCATCGAAGACTCCGCAGCCGCCCTCGTAGCCGATGCGGACCACGTTCGCCGGGTTGCCTCCCTCGTTGGAACACTTCTTGTCCACGTAGTTCGTGCACGCTGTGCCCGGGCCTGGGTTCCCGATGTCGTAGACGCACATCTCGAGGTCCGCGCCATCCGGTTCCTTGGTCAGCTGGACTTCGAGCTCGAAACACTCGTAGTAACCCGAAGGGCAGACCGCATCCGTGGTGTCGAAGGTCGAGAACGAGAAAAAGTCGCGGTCCTCGCTCCCGTCGGGCTTCACCAGGTAGAACGAATAGCTCTTCGCCGCCGATCCTTCGTAGAACGGCGCCATGAACGGCTCCGTGCACGCATGCGCGCAGTCGTCCAACCCTGACTGATCCTCGTCGTCGAAGTACGGAGACGCCGGGAGTCCGTCGCATGGTCCAGTTTCTGAATCCACGTCGATGGCAACGTCGGTTGGCGCGTCTTCGGAGGTGTCGTCAGGAACATCCTCCGCGACATCATTGGGCGCATCGATCTCGGCTTCGGTGGGCGCGTCAGATACGACATCAGTGGTTTCGTTGGAGTCCGCGGAGTCCGTGTCTGCAGCGGCATCGAGGACGGCATCACCCGGCGCGTCTGGCGTGGCATCGACAGCCGCATCGGGGCAAATGCAGGTTTCCCAACCCGACCCGTCATCTCGACAGCGCTGCGCTCCTGCTGAACCCCCAGGGCAGGCGCATTCGACCTGCTGACCAGATTCGCACACGGGAGCAGCCTCAAAGGCAACGTCACCCCCTGCGTCAGCTCCCGCTGCGCCACCAGAAAGACCAGGGTCGTCGGTACCAGAACATCCGATAGCGAGCCCAACGAGCCCGATGCCAAGTTTTCCACGCATGCCGTTCCTCCAAGACAACCGTAACACGCTCCACCGTCTCGCAACAGTGGCCGTGAACGACTGATCGGCCCACCCGCGCCCATCGAGCAGACAATCCCGATCCGATGACCAAGAACGTTGAACTCCTAGTCGCCGGCGATGCGACCATCGTCTACGCCGCAGATGGCGCGACCGACGACGCTTATGGATGGTCCGTCGCGATAGATGGAGACTATATGGTCGTAGGCTGCCCGTGGAACAACGGGGGGGGCACCGACAGCGGCGCGGCATACATCTACGAGCGGATTGCTGGCGTGTGGACGCAGGTACTGAAGGTAAGCGGCGCAGGTATCTACGTGTATCTAGGAGCGGCAGTCGCGGTAAGCGGCACGACGATCGCGATTGGCAACCCCGACTACGGCACCTACTACGGTCGCGTATACGTGTACGAGCGCACTGGCGGCACATGGGTTTTGCAGGCGGACATCCCGTCGGCATTCGAGGGATTTGGTCACTCGATCGCACTCGATGGTGACATCATGATCGTCGGCCCCAAAACGGGCGGCTGGAACACTGCGCGTGCTTACCATCGTTCTGGAGGTGTCTGGACAGGCAAGTCGTTGAACCAAACCGACGTTGCTGGTGGCGACTCGTTCGGGTGTTGCGTCGCACTGCGGGGGAACCGAGCGCTGATCGGTGGACCATACGACGACGATGGTGGCTCCGAATCTGGCTCTGCGTGGTTTTTCGAATACGACCCCATCGGAGGCACATGGACGCAGACACTCAAAGTGCCCAACCCAGACCCATACGCAGGTGACCACTTCGGGATGGGAGTCGCCATCGACTCTGGTGGAGAACTCGCTTGCATTGCCAGCCCGAACGATGACGAAGGTGGATCGAACGTTGGCGCGCTCTACATCTACGAGTGGACCGGCGCCACGTGGTCATTCGTGCGCAAGGTCATCCCGGACTACGCCCAAAGCATGCACGTGGGCTCCACGGGGTCTAGTAGCGTCACCGATAGAAACGCGATGGCAATGGCGAATGGCGTCGTCTACGCTGGCGCCCACGTTGCCAACTCGAGCCAGGGACTGGTCGCGACGTTCGCGCCCAACCCAGACTGGGCAACGGGTTACCTCGAACGGGCGCTCCAGCTCACCCCCTACCTGGGCACCATCAGGTACGGGTGGTCTGTCTGCTGCGACGGGGCTTTGCTGGCCGCGGGGGCAACGAAAGGCACCGGCAACGCAGCAAGTTCCGGGATCATTGTGGTGTCAGAGCCGACCTTCGTGGAAGGCGGCAGCGGTGGTGACACCACCGCCCCAACCGTGACGGTGTCTCCCGCCGCCGGCACGCCAATCACCGCCACTGACATCGTAACGATCACCGTTACTGACGCGGGAACCCTTCAACGGCTCGTTCTGCTAGCGAAGTATGCGCAGTACCAGCCGGAGGTGATCTGGGACGGGTACGCCTTCCAGCGACCGTTTCTGTCCTCGGTTCAGACAGCGGTTGGAGGTGGCGTGCAGCTCGATGTGCAGCGCACGGGCGGGTGGAAGGCTGGCCCTTCCATCCAGGTCATCGCGATCGATGCAGCGGGAAACGAGGCGTAGATGCCAACCTATTCGTGGCCGCTCACTGTTCCCGCTCCCCCGACGCCGGTTGCCGGCATCATTGCCTTCATCGACGTAGTCCCGCGGAGCCGCCGGAGGCTGTGGCTCAAGTTTTCAGAGCCACTCGGAGCCGCTGCGTTCACGACCCTCACGTTCTACACGATCGTCGCCGAAACCGGCACAGCGCCTTCCGTGGTCGCGGCGTTCGTGGTCCCCAGCAACACGTCGATCGTAGAACTCGCTCTGGATGCTGATCTGGTCGAGGGACTGAACTACCTTGCCTATGCGGAGGCGGTCCCTGACTCGGACGGAGACGTTACACCTGCCGGCTCGGTGCTGCCGTTTCGCATCGGCGTCCAGCGTCCTCGACCTGTAGCTGCGTCGCTCAACGAGGACGCTCTCGATGCGACGTTCGGCGTCGATCTGGTCTGGGACGGGTCTGATATTGTCGAGGACGCCCAAGGCGACCTGGCAACGGTGGGAGGCCGGGAGAATGCGCGCGCTGCCATCGCCCGTCGCCTCACGTCGGATGGACTGCCGTGGGACGACAGCTACGGCGGCAAGCCTCGCGAGTACGTCGACGGCTCACCGTTCACCGCCCACCAGCTCAGGGGCACATTGGCCGCGCAGGCAGTCGAGGACGACCGCGTGAAGCGCGCCGCGGCGACCGTGCTTCCGGCAGATGAAAACAACCCCGAGCAGACCACGATCGAGGTGAACGTCATTCTCATCGACGGCACAGCGATCCCAGTACAGAGCGGAGTTCGGACCCAATGAGCAGCGATCTCGAGCTCCCCAGCGTGCCAGATCTGCTCGACGTGTTCGGCGCAGAGCTGCGTTCCAGGCGCGGCGAGGCCGACGTTCATCGAGGGGCCATTTACGACGTTGCCGCCGGGATGGGGGCGCTATTGTGGGCGCGGATGGCGGGGCGGGATCGCGACCTGTTCCGAGTCTGCTACTTCGATGGCGCCACCGACGGGGACCTCGACGCCAGGATAAGCGCCTTCAATGGCCCCGCTCGAGTGCAGTCCACGCGAGGGGCAGGGCACGCCATCATTCGCAGGCTGTCCACCGCGGGTGGCGCGGGCACCGTGTGGGCCGGAACGCGCATCTCGGTGACCGGAATCGGGACGATTCGACCGCGCATTTACATCGTATCGTCCGATACCTCAGTGGATGCCGTGATTGCGGCTGCAATCCCCGTCGAGGCCGACGAGTACGGGACTGGGGTAGGTATTGACACGGCTGGTTTGCCTAGTCCGAGGATCACGTTCTCGGACGCGCTGTGGGACGCGACGTGGGCGGTCGAGCGGGTGGTGTGCGCAGATGGAACGGACCGAGAGAGCGATTCAACCTACCTCGCACGGTACCGCCAGGACAAGATCGATCGGCGTCGGGGATACGCGACCGCCATCACCGACGCGTGCAAGGCCGCTGGGGCCAACCAGGTCGCGCTGTTCGAGAGCGACTTCATCACGCCCGACGATGGCATCAATCGCTGTTTCGTGGGCGATGCGGGGTTCCAGTCCACCACGGACTTGCTCCGACGATGCCGCGTCGCGGTCGATTCGGCTCGGGTCCTTGGTTGCGATATGACCATCTTCGGAATGAGCCGCACGCTCTGCTCCTTCGACCTGACGCTCCACCTTTGGGGCGACCCGGGCCGCTACAACCAGGACGCGATCCGAATCGAAGCAACGAAGGCGGTCGTGCGGTACTTCGACGGCAACTCGAACCCGTACGTCTACCGCTTCGACGGTGTTCGCGGCGAGCTCGCCCGCTCCGTCCCAGACCTGCAGAGCGTTGTCGTCAACAGCGGGCCAGCCGACACGACGATTGCGAGCATCCTCGCTTCGGAGACGCTCTCGCGGCTCTACACCGAACCTGGCGCCATCAAGATCAAGATCGAAGGACCCCTGTAGATGCCGATCGATCGCGTCGTGTCGACAGCTGACGATGTCCTGGCTGTGCTGCCGGTCGAGTACCAGACGGACGTGCATCCTGTGCTGGACGCGCTGGTGGCTGGTCTGCTCGGCATGCTCGTCGAGCATCAGAGTCGGGCGGAGTACGCGGCCGAGCAGGGTGACGTTACCCGCGCCACAGCCGAGTACCTCGACGGTCTGGCAGGCGATCGTGGCAGCAACAGGGCACCAGGGGAAGCGAATGACGACTACCGCGCACGCACCGCGTCGTGGAAGGAGATCGCAACGCCAAACGCGATCGTCGCCGTCATCAACGAGATTCTGGCGCCCGTCAGCGCCATCGAGGCACAGGTTTGCGAGACCATTCTCGACCGGTGGTACGTGACGGACGAGACCGACGGTTCTGGCGGCGCCCCGGCCTTCTACTCCTTCGTAGGCGACGGGCTGACGGAGATGTGCCCGAATTATCCGGATCGGCTCTACGAGGACGATGAGGTTGACAACGGCGGTTACGTCAGGCCGCAGTCCAGCCCTGGCGGCGCTCTGGCGTTCGCTGACGGCTTCGGCCGGATGCTCTTCGTTCGCGTTCCGCAGCTCAACGACGTAGACGCTCCCCGCGTCTACGCGAGCGATGGCACACCGGCCGACGAGCCTGGCATGTACGTGACAGACGGCACGGGCGACGGGCTTGCATTCGTGTCCAACGACTATCTCACAGCCGACGAGACGTACCAGGCGATCGTTGACGCTGTGCAGCGGATCAAGGGCCACGGGATCCGCTTCAAGCTCCTGGTGGATCGGAAGCTCTGATGGAAACCAAGTACGTTCACGACGACAACGGTCAAGAAGTCACCCAGGAAGACCTGAACCTTCTCGGAGAAGGCTCCGCACTGGCCGACGACCGCGTGCTGGCCGAACTGCTCCGGATCAAGCCGTACGACGGGGCAGACGTGACCAAGCGCATCCTGCCGTTTGGCGAGGATCGAGTCATCGCGGGCGGGTCGTTCACCACTGTGCTCGGTGGCACGGGCGGCGTTGACATCATGCCATTCCGCGCAATCGTCGGGAGCCGCACCGCGGTGGCGGCGGACGCGAAGGCCAACTGGCGCGACATCCGAAGCGCGATCCATATGGGCACCGGGCAGCTCTCGACGCACATCGACTTGGACTCGGACACGGGTGGTGGCGCGCGATTCGACCTCCTCTACGCGCATTTGGAGGTGGACGCGGCAACGAGCGTGAGCCGCAAGGTCAAGGACCCTGCGACCCTCGTGGTGAGCACGCAGAACGTTGATTCCCGCGTGAACACCACCGTCGAGGTCCTCGAACTGAAGGGCACGGAAGGCTCCGACGCCAAGCCCGCTCTGCCAGCCGACGCCGACCCTGACTACTACATCCCGCTCGCGTACGTGCGAGTTGCCGCAGGCTTCGTGAGCGGGGCCACGGCTGTGTTGCCATCCGACATTTGGGAGTGGGGGACCTGCGCAAATATGGCAGAGGCGACCGGCGCGTCATCGTGTCGTGTTGCAGATGGCAACAACGACCCGGCCGGCGCTGTGGAAACGCGCTCGCCTTGGACCATCGCGGGCGTACGTCCCCCGGCCCACATGCCGAGCACCATGGTGGGCAAGGAGTCGCTGCTCATCGCCCTGGACCTGACGACCGGTTCCGCGTCCCACAACAACGGAGACGTCGTTGATGCATCGCGGGACTGGCGGTATCGTCTGTTCAAGTACATGGCATACGCCGTGGCCGCAGGGTCGTCCCCGTCGTTTGCGTGGGAGGGTGCGGCGACGCCTCTGGTCCCGGGAGAGGATGGCGTGGAGGGCACGGCAATCTGCCACGGGATGGGTCAGAGCATCGACTCGGCGGGACGGTACGCCTGCTACCTGGAGCCCGGGAAGATGAGTGGGCTGGCGGGTGCATCCAGCGTCACCTTGTCCGTCGACGCTGCGGGGCAACTCATCCTTGGAATCGGTGGCGCGCCGAACGCGAAGGTCTTCATCTGGCTCGACGCGTCTGCGCAGTACGCGAACGGTTCCGTCTGATTGACAGCGTGATCTGAGGCCGGGGACACCGACTCAGTCACTCCACGGGCCGGCACTGCCGGCGTGAGGACAAGTCCATGGCAATCACTCAATACGAAGACTCACTGCACCACATCGCGGTGAGGTCGAAGACCTACGCCACCAGCGGTGCGCTTGCATCGGACATCAACGTGCGGTCCGAATACCAAGGGTTGCTCTGCGGGCGAGTGCGCATCGGGATCGGGGGCACCCTGCACGTCGTGTACGAGGATGATTCCGAGGACACGATCACATACCAGTCCGGAGATATCGACGCGATCGCCATCAAGACGATCAAGGCCGACTCCACCGCCGAAATGATCACGGTGTACTGGTGATGTTTGGCTCACGACTCAACGGTATCCTGCGCACTCCGTTTCAGCGGCTGAGCAAGAATGCTGGCAAACTGATCGCTGCGACCATCTTCCTTGCCGGCTCCGCGACTGGCCTGTACTACGTGACCAGCGTGGACTCGGGGCCGGTGGGCGCCACGATCACGAGCCCCGCGGACAACAGCACGCAGACGACGGATTCCGACGGGTGCTCCAATGGATTCACCACCGATGTCGTGGTGCGCACGAACGCGGCCGACGGCACCGACGCGATCCTCACCGCTGACGGTCTGCGCGTCGCGGAGGCCTCCGTCTCGAGCGGTGCTGTCACCTTTCCCGATGTGCAGCTCGGGAGCCGACAGAAGCACGTGCTCGTTGCGAAGGTGGCGGGAGCTCGCGCCGTGTCCGTCGTCACCGTGGCCTGCGCGGACCATGCGACGTGCAAGATGCTGGGTCCCACCTGGTCGCCCGACGTCCCGGGGCTCAACGGTGCGCCTCGAGGCTACGACGCTGGCGCCGATGCGGACGCCGACCCGGAGTCCGTGTGGACCTCACAGGGCGGGGACCGGACGAGTTCGGCGGGGTCGCCCTACCAGTACCGGATTGACCTTCTCACTGGCGTGGGGGCGGGGAGCACGGTGGAAGTCTACGTCGACGGCTCGAAGGTCGGCACCACCACGCGCCCCACCGGCGGCACACGCATGCAAATTCAAGGCGTGCCGATTGGCTCGGATGATGGCGACCACAGCGTCTATCTGAAGTGCATCGGCACCGACGGTTCGGTCGGGTTCTCGACGCGCGCCCTCGTTTCGACGGACACGAAGCCACCCCAGCTCACGACGCTGACGCCGGGCGCGGGTGACCGAATCACGGTCGCCGATGGCAAGCTCCGGGTGTGCGTGTCTTCGACCTCGGCCGACGCTCTCGGGCTTTCCGCGGATCTAGGGGAAGCGCGATCGAAT